CCGGGAACAATCTTCATCTTCAGACGCTTGTCAGAGCGAGAAGTAATGACCTCCCAGCCATTAATTGATTTGTCTGTCATTATTTTGTTTCTCCTTGTTTGTTATCTTAAACCAGTTGAATCAAATGGAGTGTCTGCCCAAAGGGACTTGTTAAACTTTTTCCAATCTTCTGGAAGCATTTCTGTTAAGCCCAAAGCTCTTGCTCTACGAATAATGTGAGCCTTAGCCTGTGCTGCATTTTCTGCTCTTCCATATGACTGAATAGCATTCTTTAAGTCTTGCTCATTTGCAATTGGAAATGAGCCGTCTGGCAGCGCTTGTCCACGCTGAGCCATTTGGTTTCTTTGTTTGGTATTATAGTCTCTTTTTTCAATATCTTGACTATCCATATTTTTTACCAACCTTTCTTCTGGAATAATCCATAGCTTACATACGCCTTCTGGATTTATATTTCCTTCAACTATTTCGCAAGCGCCTTCTTCAAAAAATACGCAATTGCCACACATTAATCCTTCAGATTTAAATGGATTTTCGTCTGAATAGTGCGCCCCATCTGCGCTTGTATCTTGCTTAAATAGTCCAAAATCATTTGCTAAAGATTCATAGTACTCATACTGGTGAACTTGTCTTTCGTTAAGATTTTCAAGTTCATCTGATGGTTCCATATCTTCTGGCATTTCACCATTTTTTGTAATCTTTGCTGAACGCAATGTGTCAAGTTTGTGACCAACATAAGTGTCTGTTGGTTTTCCGTCACGATACAGTCTAATAAGTGCCGCTGGATTTTCTTTGGTTCCAGTAATTACAAAATCAGAACCCGGAACATTTATTTTTCCAGCAACAACAATTCTTGTAATTTTACCAGTAGCTCTACCACCAGATGAATTCCAAGACACTGTATCTCCAACCGATAGTTTCATCATCTTCTTCATGTCTTTGTTTTTTAGTTGATTAACTATTTTTCTAGACCAAGAATATCCAGAGTCACCACCCCAAAGATCCCAAGCAACTCTTCCCGGACTTGGGTATCCTTCTTCTCCAGCAGAGAATCCAGTTGCCTGCTTGTCTACTTCATGGCGAGAAAAGAATGAATACATTCTTTTTACTGTTGAATCACTTAATGCTGTGCCATTTACGATTTGGTTAGCTCTGGTTAAACCAATGATAGTACCACCGCGCTTGCCATCTTTTTTCCATGCAAGTGCTCTTGCAGCGGCAGACTTCATGCCACTAGTTGGTTTATGCCCTTCAGCCATTCAAATCACTCCTTTGGTTTTATTGTACCACAATTCATGCATTCGTATTGAGGATCAAACTTGAATGTCTCCTTGTTGACATCCCATTTTGATACCTTCCATATATGACTACACTCACTCATTGAATGTAGCTATAACTGTATCTGCATGAACAACAACATATTTCTTATCTTCATGCTCAAATGGAACATCATTATTGAAGCCATACATAATAATATCTCCAGCCTTGAACTTAAGTTCGTGCCATTTTCCGTCTGGCCCCATATATCCGTCACCTACAGCTAGTACTTCTGCCTTTGGCAAATTCATATTTGGAACATTTGCTAGAATAAGACCAGACTTTGTTGTCTGCTCTTGCTCTACTTCTATTTTCTTACAAATCATATATTTGCCATTTGGTTGTGCAAACATTATTCTCCTTCTCCTAATAGTGTTGAGTAAAGTATTATATCACTCATCATTTCCCTTTCGGGCTGAGTTAATTCTTCTGAATCTATCCATTCCGCACTTTTTTCTGTAAAGCCAAAATAAACATCTGAATTTTCATCTAATGAAATGTTTATAAATCCTTTGAACCACAAAGACCTCATTATATCATCGTCCGTATCTTTTACTTTTTGGAAATATTCTGGATAATCATCAATGAACTTATCAGTGAATCTTACCATTTCTTTTCCATCTTCATGTGTTCCAAAAATTTCAATGTATTCATTTTCTATCATTTGTTTTTTTGTCAATTTGCTTAAATCTATTTTCTTTTCGCTCATAGTATCCTCATCACCCCGAAAGGAGTTTCTTCTTCAAAAACTTCCTGCTCAACCATCTTGGGGTTGTCTTTATAGAATGTTTTATATGTGTGAATATCAATTTCTACATCCTCGCTTTGCTTCTTTGTTTCAACAATTGAATTGTATATTGAGCCACATACAGCATCTGACAAGTCTTTAGATCCCTTTCTTGGGTGATCTACCTTACCTCTAATTATCCTCAGCTGCAATAACTCATCAACAAGCAACTTGATTGTGGGACCATGAACTCTTTCCTCACCGACCAATATTGCAAAATCATCATAATGCTTTTTGGCTACAGATAACACCTCTGCATTTATTCCAACCATTCTTAATTCACTCATAATGTCGTGAGAGTTCCATCTGTCAAATGTAACCTTTTTAATGTTAAACCCGCGACTCCTTAAGTCAAGGATAAATTGCTTTACTTCAGAGAAGTCTACAGATTTATCTGAAGTTGGTGTCCACCATCTGACACAATCAACGATCACATACGGATTGACAACTGTGTGGTCCATAAAGCTTTTTACATTTACCCACTTATCAACATGGCTCATTGCAACAGCACAGTGGTCATGCTTTTGTGCAAGGTCAACATGGACATAGTATTCTTTTTCTTCTTGTGGGACAAACCAATTATAGAATCTGCCATCTTCTGTGACACCATTGTACGGCTGATTGAAACATTCTTCAATTTTCTCTCTTGATTTAAAGAATGCATCTACTGCATCTGGTGGCATACAGGCAAAGCGAGATAGTGCATCTACTGTATTATTTAAGAAAGCAAGTTTAAAGTCATTGATATTTCTTGTTGGATTAATGTCCCAAGTGGGTCTTTTAAGTGCAAAAACTTTCGGGTATTTATACGCAATAATTTCCTCTTCTTCCCAGTCAACTGTGAAGGTATTTCCCTCTATATCTTCGTCTATTTCTTCATCAAGCACGAATGTGTGAGATTTAACCGTTATATCTTTTTCTGCAACAACAGCATTATATCTTTGCTGAATAAAGTCTCCCTTGTATCTTGGGAATGAAAGAAGAATTACTTTTCCAAAATCTGGAAAACGGGAATCTACAGATGCCCTATACATATCATAGATTGCTTGCGCTGTTTTTGACTGCTCACTGCCCGATGTTGATTCTGAATTAAATCCAGAAATCTCATCAAGGATTACAACAATAACATTGTAACCCTCCCAAGATTCTCTTTCTGAGTGACCAGAGTGGCAGGTAATTGCTTTGTCAAAGGCTACGGCATTAGCTGTGACATTATATTTTCCAGCAAACCAAGGAGAATTTTCAATTCTATTTCTAAATCCTTTGAAGAAAACATTCTTTGCCTGCTCAGAGTTGATAGCAATATTGATAATATCAATGGCGTCTCCGGGTGGCTTTCCAAAATATCCTGCTGGATCTTTCAGGCATAAAAGCAAATAAACTATATAGGAAACGGCAATGGTGGACATATAATCCTTACCAGAACCTTTACCAAGTTGAAGTATAACTTCATTACAGGTTTGCTTCCATCTCTTGCTTCCCTCATCTTCGCCAAAAAGACTAATAAGAGTGTTCTTTTTAAACACTTGGGTCATGGCGCGAATTGCCTGATATTGATATTCTGATAGGGGTGGCAATGATAAATAGTTTTTATCTGTTACAAATTGCTCTAGTGTTACTGGCTTTTCCTCAAACTCATTGTCACCAAGAACATCTAATATATCTGAAAAATCAAAGCCCGACATTAGTAACCTTCTGATCTTCCAGTAACAGAACTTAGTCTTTCATAAACCTTTGGCTTGCATTTGTCACATTGAGTAACAACCTCTTTAAGAATTCCCACAAGAATTTCTTGCTTTTCTTCTGTTTCAATAATCTTTGCAGCCAGCTCGTTATTGTCAATAACGCCAGCCTTTTGAAGCATGTCAATTTGTTTTTGTTGAATATCCGAAATAAGTTTTAGTGCTGTGGTTTTTTGACTAAGGTTGCCTTGAACATCTGCTTCTCTGACTACAGACCATGCTTCATCAATCAACATTGAGTAATGCTGGTCTGCGCCAGTCAGTGCCTCTCTTGCGCGAGTTTGAATTTGCTTATCGCTGTGAATAACGGAACGCCATTCATTTAAATAATCAATGACCTGAGTTCTTTTCATTCCAGTTTCTTTTGCTATTTCGGTTGGATTTGTTTTCCCTTTTAGGAATAACGCAACAACCTTATTGATAGATTCCCATCTATCAGCAAGTTCAATCTCAGACATTCTCTTTCTTCTTTCTGCTTACTTTTGCCACATGAAGACCTTTTATCTTATCCATATAGAAAGATCTAAACTCTCCAGTATTCTTGTCCATGCAGTCAATCCAAGTTACATCTTTGTCTTTGTTATGAACAAGTTTAATAAATCTAAAAACACCTCGTTCGTATTTAATCTTTAAAAGATCTCCGGGCTGAACCTTATGCTTTTTATGCTCAAATTCGTAAGTGACATAAATATTATCGTTGTGAAAATACGGCTTAACTTTTGGCTTATGCTTTTTTCTTTTAATCACTTATATCCTCCTGCTGTTGGAGCCCATACAAGACCGGGGCGATCAAGACCTCTTTTTAGGTCTTTGCCACAATCACAAACTTGATTATCTCTCTCATCAATTTTGGTTATTCTTGTAAATGTCTTATCACATGAGCTGCATGTATATGTATATGTTGGCATAGTACTCCTATTATATCATTAACGGTTGGGTTTGGCAATCTTTTTATTTGTTTGGATTGCTACCTTTGGCTTTGCCTGCATCTTGTCTGCATTTCTCTTTGTATATACCTTGAATAAAATAAGATACCCAAGCAAATCATCTATATCATTGTCTCCCGGATATGATTGATTATTTGCAATACGATTTAACTTATCATCAATTCGTGATGCAAGACTTTCTGCATGACTGGACTTTGAAAATATTGGTCTAGGATTCAAAGCCGAGTCTCCATATGATATATTTTTCTCAATTAAAAGTCTTGTAATCTGCATTCCAACTTCAAAAATATCTCTGCCAGATGGAGCTTTTTCAATTAGTTCCATAAGGTCGTCCGAGAATAAACTATTCCAATCTTTTTCTATCATTTCCAACTCCTTTGATTTCTTATAAGACCATATTCTACCAGATAACGATAAATTGTTTGGTGGCTAGTGCTGCATTCCTTTGCAATTTCTTCAATTGTTTTCTTATCTATCTGATATCTTTTTGTTAACCACGCCTTGTTTTTATAAAGCTTCATGATTTATCATCTCATTGTACGCATAGTATGCGATACCGATTGCATCGCCAACATCATTGTCTGTGATTTCCATATTAAATTTCTTATTAAAGTAATCAAGTGTTCTCTGCTTTCTTATTTCTCTTATTTGGCTTTTATACCATGAATCTTTTCTTCCGGGATTTGCTTGTGCAAAGTTTAATTTTTCCTGCTTGGTAAAATTTTTATTTCCTATATATGATTGCCAAGTTGTAGGAGAAATATCAATTACCTTATTTCCATTTTTTAATATTGCTGCCACGACAGATCCAAAAACCATTGACATCTTTATGCTGGCATCATGGGATTTTACCATAATTGGCGATTCTATGCAAACCAAATCAACTTTGTCAATTGAATCCATAAGGCTGTTAATTTTATTATTTGCATCAATGATTCTGTCGATCACATTGTCACCTTTAAATATAACCTTTCCCCACATTTTAGGCTTGCCGTCAAACAGGCAAAAGGCGAAAGAATTTGTAGATGAATCTATTCCAATAACAGAGTTTCCACGAATTTTACCTAGCTTGTTTAGCGACATAATCAAATGCTTCCTTCAATAACTTTTTATTATTTTTCTTATTAAAATCTTCACACCTGTAGCAAATTGAATCCGCATTATACATACTTAGTTTTAAATTACATTGCTTGCAAAATCTTACTTTGCCTTTAAGTCTTTCTTTGTTTTCATAATACTTTTCCATAATCTTTTTATTTGTTGCTTTTCTGCAACAATCTGGATTACAGTACTTTTGATTTTTACTTTTAGGATAAAATTCTTCATTGCAAAATGCACAACTTTTCATATCTTTTTCACTTTCAGTGGCTCTATTTTTGTTCTTCCATCAGATTTTTCCCAGCAAGCATCCATAACTGGACAGTATTTACATGGCACATTTGATTTTGTAAAAGGCCTTTTAATGTTTTTGCCTTCTTTCCAAGCAGCATGAACCTCTCGCATCCAGTCAAATATATAATCTATATATTCTTTATTTTCATCATTCATTATTACTGGTATGGCAACCAAGTCATGGGTATTCTTGCTTTCATATAAAACAACACCCTCTTGTGCATTTAAGGCTTTCATGTAGATAAGAATTTGTACAAGATGGCTATCCGATGGAGTATTATTATTTTTTCTAACAATAAATTGCTCGTCTTTGATTGTTTTAATTTCTCCAATTATTTCTTCTCCGTCAATCTCTAGAATAAGATCAACGAATCCACGAATTGGGGGATCTGATAACTTTATTTCTCTTTCATCTTCTTTAAATATTTCTGTATTTTTCAATACGCTTTGAATTCTTTCATGTGCAGCAGTACCATTACTCATTGCAGCAATACCTTGTGCTGTAAATGTTTCGGTAAATTCAACCCCACTAAATGCCAAGCTCCAATATCGTGGACATGTCCCATGACCATAGCCTACTGTTGAGGGGGAAAATGTGAACTTTTGACGATGCTCCGCTGTATTTTTATTATATAAATACGCTTTACTTATAATTCTCACAAACTTTTTGGGATCAAGTTTTGTATTTTTCGGTTTACTCGTAAGAGTTTTAATTAAATTTTTAGCCATTATTATCCTAAGTTGTATCTTGCTATATATTTCAAAGAATCTACTAATTTATCTAAAGAATCTTTCATTGTATAGTATACATTCTTTTTAACATAATTTACTGAACCGCTAGGACCTTTGGCAACAGTTGAGTACCAAGTTGCTAAAATACCAAACTTTGCAGACATAGCTTGAAGTTTGTTTATCAAAGATAGTGCTTGTGCAGGTGGAACATCTGGCTTGGTCATTATCTTTACAATAATACCTAGAGCTTCTCCTAACTCTTCATCTTGAATAAATTCATACATCTCCTGAAATTCTGATACCTGATTTATAACATCAATTGTCGTCTCCATATGCCAACCTTTCTAGTTCCTCTAATACCGACCATTCAATAACTGCTAATCTTATTTTTTGATCGGAACCCAACACAACTTTGAGTGCCGGGAATTTTTCTCTATCTGTTTTTAAAGTATCTGTAACAATTTTTGCCCATACATCTTTTGTCAAAGAGAATGACTTTTCATATTCTTTTATATCAACCACAAAGTTTTTCCAAGATGCATCTGCTTTTTGATATTTTCCGCGACCAGAATTCTTATGCCCCTTGGCATTCATTCTTTTTATTTCTGATCTTTCACTCATTGTAAGAATGCTCTAATCTTGTTTTCGTGACCATCCAAACATTTCCAGATAATTAAATTATTAATATCATCTTTATAGACCATATCTGAATATTTTAAGCATCCGTCAACTTGACATTGGTAAGAAGATTCAATTTTTTTAAATGATGAGAAATCTTCTTTCTTTTTTTTATTAATAAACTCTGAAGGATCTATCATATCTTTTCATACACCATCTTTCTGATTTCAGATACCTTGTCTGGATTATCTCGCATCATATCTACTACTTTAGATCTTCCCTGATATCTTTCTCCAAGAACAGTATACCATGAGCCACCGCGTTCAATAACGCCCATCATTTCTGCAGTATCTACAAGGTCTGCAATTTCATCTACACCTACGCTGTCACCTTGAAAGTAAAAGTCATAACTTCCTCCAATAAACTGTGGTCCAGTTTTATTGTAATCAACTGTCCAATTGACTGGCCTTCCAACCTTTTGTTCAATGAGTCTATCCCCAACCTGAACCTTATCTTTAATAGAATTTGCTTCTGCCTCGCTTGACCACAACTTCACAATGGTTGAGGAAAAGAACTTAACTGCCATTCCACCCGTTGGAATATGAGACGCATGCATTGAACCAAATTGATTTCTCTGCTGTGAAATAAGAACAAGAAGAGTATTTTTATTTGCATAATTCATCATTTTTACAGCATGCGTCATGTCTTTTGCTTCAGCACCAATTTGCTTGGTATCTTGAAGCTGCTTCAGTTCTTCTCCATCTTTTTCAAAATAGATCGCCGGAAGTAGCGCTGAGATTGAATCAACCACAATCATGTCTACGCCTGCCTGCATCAGCTGGGTTGCAACATCAACCATATCGTTGATTGTTTTTGCTGGAGAATAGATTAGTTTATCTGAATCCACTCCCAATGCCTCTGCCCATTCAGCAGAATAAGACTGCTCAGAATCAATCCAAGCACAAGTCTTACCTTCTTTTTGTGCCATTCCGATCATTTGTAAACAAAATGAAGACTTTCCAGCAGACTTATTTCCCCAAATAAGTACTTGTCTTCCATATGCAAAACCACCCTTTAGGCCAACATTAAGGCTAAGGCTTGGCGTAGCTTGTTTTTCAATTTTTACATCCGATGCATTTAAAACCTTATTCCTAATTTTTGGATCAAGCTTCGCTAGGATTGAATCAACATCAATGTCTTTCATCCTGCTACCCCATGCATCTTTGGTCTAGTAATATTATATGCTGCTTTCTTGGCAACTGCCTCATTAAGAGAGCTTCCTGCATCAATAACTTTATGCTCCACCAAACCTTCATATAGGTCTAATGTCCTAATAATAATATCTGCAATTTCCTCTATGATCTGCTCTTGCCCCTTATCTTTTCTAAGAGCTTCTAATACCTCTGTTGCTTCAGAGTGGATCATTGCCAGCTGCTTGGCATAGAAAACAAAATGGTCCATGCCCTTCTTTTTCATTGGGTCCCAGAAACCCTTTTCTTTTGCAGTTCTATGTATTGTCTTTGCCATTTCGTCTAAATTCATTTTATAAATCCTTTCAATGCTAATGAACCTGTTTTAGTGTTTTCAAGTATTGGCTTGCAAGTTCCGCCAATCTTCATATTTACCAATGCATCTGAATACATTGATGGGAAGACGACAACAGATGTTAATTGCTTATCTTCAGATGCCAGCACAATACTAGCCATTTTATCGCCCTTTTTGGTTTTTCTTGCAGAGAAGTCTACAACATAGAATTCATCTGCAGCAAGGATAAGAGTTTTCGCTTGAAGATATTTAACAAACGGATTGCTAATGTCTTTAATGTCTTCAACTGCCACATAATTAACGATTCTATTATCTGCAGCGAGGAAAACATATACTCTTCCTGCTTCAATTTCTGTTTCTTGGTCATGGAATATTCCTGCACCTCCTGTTTTGTCAACCACCTCTATTCTACTCCACCCATCGCCTCTTTTAATTGATTTTACCATAGCCATGAAGATGAAGCAACCAACCTCTTCGTAGTTTTCAAGGTCGTCAAAATATGCCTTTAACCAATTTGGAACATCATTTACAAACTCTGGAATATTAAGATATTCATAAAAGTTTTCTCTTTCATTTCCATCTCTTGGATTATCATCAAATGCTGCAGCCCCGATTTTATTTAATGCATCAATAGCACGACTGTTAATGCCGGACCCCTTAGCAGTTGATACCTCAATCAAATTTTTATATGATTGATATGGTCTGTTTTCAATTAGCTTATTGGCAATATTTTCAGAAATATACTTAATGTTTCCAAGACCAAATCTGATTGCATTACCCTCAAGGCTGAAGTCAATTTCCGACTCGTTAACATGTGGAAGTCTAACATTAATGTTCATTCTCTTTGCTTCAATCAGATAGTCAGTTCTGGTATCTTTATCCTGCTCGTTTTTAAGCAGAGCAAACATAAATTCTTGTGGATAATATTTCTTTAGCCATGCAGTCCAATATGAAATCATTGAGTATGCAACTGCGTGAGACTTATTGAATGAGTATCCTGCGTGTGCTTCAAAGTCGTGCCACAATTTTTCTGCGCTTGACTGATTAATATATTGGCTAGCGCCAGATACGAACTTATCTTTAAATGCATCAAACTCTCTTGCATCTTTCTTCTTACCAATAATCTTACGCACTTTATCTGCTTCTGCATATGACATTCCACCAAGATGTACACAAGCCTGCATAACCTGCTCCTGATAAAGAATGCAGCCATATGTGTCTTTTGTATATTCCTTCATATTTGGATGCACATATGTAATAGACGCACGACCCTTTTTGCGCTTAATGTATTCAGCACCGATTGTATTCATTGCTCCCGGACGGACAAGGGCGTTAGATGCAACTAGTTCGTCAAAGTTTTCCACACCCATCTTAATTAAAAGATTTGTATATGGCGCTGCTTCTGCTTGGAACACACCCTTTGTGAATCCTGCGGAAAGATCTGCATAGATTTCTCTATCGTCAAGTGGGATTGAATTGAGGTCAATTGTCTTCTTGTGACGCTTCTCAATGCTTGTTAGCGTGTCTTTAATAACCGTCAGTGTTTTAAGACCAAGAGCATCAATCTTAATTAGACCAATTTCTGCTGCCTCTTCCATATCAACGGCAACCACAGGGATTCTTACATCGCTTTGCGTATCCTTGCGAGTCTCAATAGGAGCAAACTTTTCAATTTTGTCCTTTGCCGTCACAATTCCAGCAGCATGCATTCCAGTTCCACGAATACGACCACGCAAACGCTCAGAGTAGAAAACAATTTCTGGATACTTTTGCCTAAACTCAGCAGTGGCTTTTGAAGAAATAAACTCATCCCAAGTCTCAATATTTTTCAGTGCTTTGTTTACTTCAGCGAGTGGGATATTGAATGCTCGTGAAACATCTCGCACAACACCTTTATCCTTAAATGTAAGGAAGGTTGCGATAGATGCAACATTCTTATATTGTCTGACAAGATAATCTTTGACCTCAGACCTTCGTCTATCTTCATAGTCTGTATCAATGTCAGGGAAGTCGTTTCTTTCGGGGTTAATGAAGCGGAAAAACAACAGACCATATTTTATAGGGTCTACTTCTGTAATCTCCAGAGAATAGCATACAAGGCTTCCTGCAGCACTTCCACGCCCCGGTCCAACAAGAATATCGTTCTTTTTAGACCAGCGAATCATATTGGAGACGACAATGAAATATGAAGAGAAGTTTTTATCTTTGATAATATCAAGTTCTTCAAATAGCCTTGTTCTATATTCTTCATTGTCATAAAGTCCACGCCTTTTGAGTCCGGCAATAGCCATTTCTTCAAGTTGGTGGTTTGGATCTTTATGCTCAACTGGAAGCAGGTCAAGATTTTCTGGTATTGAATAGCTTTCAATCTTATCGCTAATCTCAACACTGTTTGTGTACAAATCTTCTCTGTCAATACCCTGCTCAAGCATTCTCTGACGAACATCTTTGTATCCCATCAGATAAATATCTAAGTCCTTGAATGACATTTGCCTATCGCCATAAAGATAGTCAAGTCTCTCAATGATGTCTTTAATCTTACGACTACTTTCAAACTTTGCATCTTTATCAATCTTTGGATGAGTTCCAAGAATGAGCATCAACTCTTCTGCAACCCTATCCTGTGGCGATGCATAATGGCAATCAAGCGTTACAGTAGACTTGATGCCCATAGAGTCTGCAAGAGAAAGCAGGCTGTGGTTTAGCTTTGCCGGATTATGTGGCTGTAATTCCATATAGAAATCATCGCCAAACATATCCTTGAACCAGCCAGCATAGTTCTTTGCAGCAGTCATATTTTCATTTTCAATTGCCTTAGCAATAATACTATTCATGCAACCAGAAAGAACCACAAGCCCACTTGAATATTTTTCAAGTATTTCAAAATCCATTCTTGGTTTAAGGAAGAATCCGTCTTTCCATGCATTTTCAGATAGCGCACCAAGATTTTCTAGGCCTGTTTGATTTTTGGCAAGAATAATTAAGTGATTATAAACTTGGTCGTCAGGCTCTCTATCTTTTCTTGCTCTCTTATCGAATCTATCTGGAGTGAAGTAAGCTTCAACGCCAAGAATTGGCTTAACTCCAGTTTCTGATGCTGCTTTAATCATGCTTCTGTGACCACTAAGAGTCCCATGATCTGTAATTGATAGCGCACTCATTCCAACCTCAGAGGCTCGCTTCATCAACTCTAATGGTGATGAATAGCCGTCAAGCAGGCTGTAATACGAATGGCAATGATGATTGTGATACATTTATCTCCTAATAAAGTAGAGGCGGTGGGTAATTATACACCACCGCCCCCAGCTTTGTCAAATTACCAGTCTACTGAAGTGCTTACAGTAGTGTCTGCCTCAACACCCATAAAGAAGTTCTCTTGGTCAGAGTAAGGCACTGAACGCACAGCTACCTTCTCAAGATCAAACGGCTCCACGCCAGACCAGTCAAACTCTTCTGTGTCAGTAGCAAGTGGAATCAAGGCGTAACTTGTCTGCGTCCCTGTTCCGTTTCGCTTCAATCTCCAGTTGAGGTTGGTAATTGAATTTGTGTCGCCTGCATATTCAATAAGCATTGTGGTAGTTGGTGACTTTGGACCTACGCCCTGAGAAAATACTGCTACATACTTCTCTGTGCCATCATCTACTAGAACATTTGTGTAGAACCGCAACTTTGCCTTCCAGCCAGCCTTTGGGTCCTTACGGTGCTGCTCGCAACCAAAACAACGACCCTCTTCCTCTAGGGAACAAAGAGCCTTGCGGCGATAATCTTTTGGATTTGTGTGCTCTGCGACAACAATAGCCAGACCTCTGTCTGGCGAATAACTAGGCGAATCTGCGTCAACCTCGTTAATAAAACGAATCTTAACGCTTTGCCCATCGGCAAGCTTTAGCCACTTTGCCTTTGGCCCTTCTTCAAACTTGGGGCCGTCCATCTTTTTTCTAATTGCACTTAGACCTGTGATGATACTCATATATTTCTCCTTAGTAGTTGACCCTATTAGTGGGTCTGTGTGTACATTATATCAGAAAAGTGGCGGTGTGTCAAATAGGGCAGATATCTGCTCGTCTGACAGGTCACCAACATCTTTTCCGTTAGTTATTTTGATTACTGTAATATCTTTAGAGTAGATATTATCATTTATTTTCGCAACCATTTCCTTGCCTGCATCATCATTATCTGGAATGATGAATATTGATTTCGCATATTTTTCTAATAGTTCTATTTGATATCTACTTATTGTTGCGCCAAGACTAGCAACAGCATTATATCCAAGCTGGCATAATCTTATTGCATCAAATGAAGACTCAACAACAACAATGTCATTAAATTTACAATTAGATATATTAAAAAGCGTTTTACTTTTTTTCATTCCGGGAGAATTTTTAAAATCTTTTCCCTCAACCGAACGGGCAACAAACCCCATACATTTAGAAAATGGATCATATACTGGAACAATTACCATATCTTGTTTGTCAGAATATCCCAATTTAAACTTTTTAATTGACGAAATATTTATTTTCCTTGATGCAAAATACTCCATAGCCCTCTCAGAATGCAAGCAGTTATTATGCAAGCGTTCAATTGTTGCCAAATCATATTCTTCTCCTTGCTCAATATCAAGTTTGTTTATAATAGATAGTGAAATATCTTCAGACTTTTCCTTTGATTTGATAAATCTAGTTGCTTCAAAATACGAACGATTTGTTGTATTCATAACAATATCCATTAGTGTTCCATTTTCAGAACAAGCAAAGCAAATAAACAGACCGCTTTCCTTATCAACCTCACACGCCGGGGTGTTTGTATTGTAGTGAAATGGACACATAATCATATAGTGTGAATCAATTTCATTTGCTATTGTGATTCCACAAGAGATTAATACCTCTTTAACCTGTGCAGGAGAGTAGTATTCTATCTTATTAAATTGTGATTTATTACTCCCGAATAACATCTTGCATTTGCCTTTCCAATATAGATACCATAAATTGTCAGTATGAAGTTATATTTATCCTTGTTGTATTTTATACTAAAGGCAGAGTCTATGTCAAATATTGGAACATATCCGCGATATTTCATAGTTTTAACTAGTACATCTTCGTATTGTGTCCTAATTCTAGTCATAACAGAATCATCAGAGAAACTACCCTCTATATGAAATTCTTTTATTTTCTTATGACCTACATAGGTTTCCACATGCTAATTATACCAAGTTATTGAAAATTAGGGTCAAGAACTTCCTTAAACCTGCCAGAATCAAAACTGCATTCCATGATGAAATCCCCAAGAAAGCCGTTACGATTCTTTCTAAATGCACATTCAAGGATGTCGCTATTCTGCTTTCTTCCCATCGCCAAAACCCAGTCTGCGTCATACGCGATCTGGCGTGACCATGCAACCTGTCCCAACTGAGGAACTGATTCAAGGTCGGATGAGTCGTCTGGAGTGGCTGATGCAATAGCAACGATTGGAATCTGCTCTGAGATAGCAAGAAGTTTTAGCTCCCTAGACAAGTTTTTAATTTTTACGGTTTCATTTCCGTATGTTCCATTGTTATCACTCATTAACTGTAGATAGTCAATGAAGATAATGTCTGGCTTGTACTGGTCAATCTTACCACGAATAACATTTGGATTCACTTCAGATCCGGTATCATTAGAAACAATCTTGAATGATTGCTTGCCTTTAAGATTTTGCTCTGCCCAAGATGTAAAACTTTGGGTATCAACTCTTCCTGCGCTCATTCCACGATGCGAGAATTTACCATCACCCATAATTGTAAAAATACGATTACGAACCTCTTGCTCTGTCATTTCCAACGACATAATCATTGGAGTTCTGCCAGTCTTCCAAGCTTGTGTAGCAAAATATAATGCAAGCCAAGATTTTCCAATTGCAGGATAGGCAAGCAAAATACCAAGTTGACCCTTTGCAATACCCATTGGCAAACAGGCGTCAAATGATGCGATATTCGTCTTGATTCCAACCTCACCGTTCTTTGCCGACTCTCTAGTCTTATCAAAATATAGCAAGGCATCATCAATATCCGTCACATCAATATCTCTAACAGCAGCGGTCACACGAGACATTACGGATAACTCATGGGTCAATTCCTGAAATGCCTTAGAGGACTCATTGCCCTGAATAAGTGTGGCAGCTTTCTTGATGCTGTTCTTTAAAGAGTCGTCAAGGTAGGCCTGTCTCAACTTATTCATTTGATAAATTGTTGGTCCGGCATTCTGTGGCTCAAAGTCTCTGAATCTTGTGGCAATAAGTTCTGCGTCTGGAACCTGCTTTGTTGTCTGGTAATAATCTTTTATGAATCCCCAAACATCAGAACAGTCTTTAATGAGAGTATCTGCATTGTTCTCAAATAGGACATGGATATCCTTATTTTTACATACAGCTGAAATTACTTCAAGTTCTTCAAGAAATGCCATTAATGTACTCCTGCCTAATCTTCATTGTCTCTAATCTTCTTTGTTCTCTTAATTCTCTATCTTTTTTTTGTGCGAGCATTGATTGGTTTAGCGTATCGTAGTTATTATAAAACCAGTTTAGTGGGTGATTATCCTTGCTACAAATAAAATAGTAATCAAGGGTCTCTTTTACACTGTCAACACCAAAGTCTTCAATCAACGATTTCATGCCCCATTTTTCTTTGTGCTTGTTTATCGCTGGCCTAATGTTATATCTGTTTTCAAATAGCTTTGAGTAATACTGCAAAGCAGTATAAATAGATGAATCATTTACTGTCACTTCATATCCTCAGCATCGTTTGCTTTTTCCAATAGTTTTGCTTCGACATAATTATACACGCGATTCATCGCTTCGTCAACATTCTCATTATCACGCACATAATCTTCTACGCCAAGATCAATATGGATGCTTTCATAATTTCCTAAATTTTTAACAAACTTAAGCCCGACTCTAACTCTGGTCGTCTGTTTCTCCTGAATTGGTTTGCTCTGTGCCACTGTTTCCTCCTGTGAATCCTATTGGATGTTTTTCTTCTTCATGTTGTTCTTCGCCATTTTGGTCTAAAATGAGTCGGGTGATATTATACCACCTATCTGCGACAGCAAGCAAGCCGTCCACATCATTTTTATTTTTTGCAATTTCCATAGATTCAACAAGCACTTTTCCAGTTGCCACAATAGCAGACTCAGCAGATATTTCTGCGCCAATAAACTTTTTTAATTTTTGACTTGAAGATTCTATTTTCTTTTTCTTTTTTCTTAAGAAAAATCTTGGGATTGCCATATTGGAACAAACTCTCCTTTATCATTTTTTACATAAAGCATTTGTCGTGATCCTAGTATAGCCTCTAATTCTTCTTTAGTGGGAGTACCTTTTTGAGTTTTTATTATTCCGTCTTTTCTTGGTCTTCCACGATGAGTTTCTACAAAAACCTGTCTAATATTTTCAATATCATCTGCTGAGAAATAATAATTTCCTTTTTCTCCAGCTTTTTGTGGTTTTGGTAATCTGCCCTGTTCTATTGCAACCCTAATTCTATCTGGGTGGCGATTTACTGCTTTAGCAGCTTCTCCAATTGTAAATGCTCTTTGTGAAAATTTTTTCATATCACGATATATGTAGGTAATTTCTTTATTCTGTGCAAAATTCCAAGTTAGGCAAGTGTTTGCTGGTTTATTTATATAAATAATATGATGAAGTTCATTGTTTATAAAAATACGCCTTCTGGCTTTTCTTTTTTCTAGAACCCCATAATTGTTCTTCTTTGGTAGTCCATCTCTATCTTGTGCAACCATTTTACGAACCCCTTATGTTTTTGTGGGTACTCAAAGTACCAAGCCTTGCCACAACCTAAACAATATAATTCCATATAAGTTTCAGTTGTCAGGTGTCTTTCAATTAGAATCCTTCCCTTACATTTTCTACATATTAACATATTAATTTTTCCTAATTGTGCTATTCATGTTTTAAATATCTTTCCATCAACAACGCAAGTATAATCGTTAATTTGAATCAATTGCATGTGTGGATATCCATTGACAACATGGGCAATGGCAAATCCTGCTTGCCAATTTTTTGTGATGGTGTAGTCCATTTTTGATATATCTGTTAGGTGACCAATTTCATAGCCACGCAACTCCTGACCAGTGATGCTATATGTTTGATAGTAAGAACCCATGCGATGAGAGTGACCTCTTACAAGAGATACTCCCCAGTTATTTACATCATTTCTTACAGACTCTCCGGCATGCTTGGAGATCGATTCTCCGTGATGTGCGTACATATCGCCAAACCTATGAACAGGTGCTTGGTCATAATAGTGCCATTCAAATCCTGCGTTCTTATAATCATACAGAGATTCAGGAGTAATAATTTCTAGAAAGGCTGGAGCTTTCTTAGCAAGATAATCTCCGTGCCTTGTCCATCCGTGATTTCCATCGTGAAAATGTTTATCAGCCTTTGGAACAATCTTGTGAATCTCTTTTAAAAACTGCTTTGTTCCTTCAACGCCGCCGTCTCCTACTGGAATAGAAAATTCCATCGGATACTCTGCAGCCCAACGGCTTGTTGAGTCTGCATCATCAATATCTCCTAGCAAATCTACTGCATCCGGCTTCCAAGCTTTCATTACCTTTAGAAATAGTTCAACTTTTCTGGGATCATGGCGTGGGAAGTGAACATCGGACACCATCATCCATTTAATATCATTTGTCATTTATTATCCTTAATTTATTATGCTTGACCAATAGCCATAAAATATAATAATGCGTCAGAGATGTCTGATGTTGAATGATTAAAATATTTTATTGAGAACTGTGTTTTATTTTGACCATAAACTTGCAAAGAAGAAATGTAACTTGATCTAATATAAGGAAGTACAAAAACATTTGCGGAACCAAATGTTGTACCATATTCTATTCCTCTTACTTCACCAGCCGTTCCTTTAAGCATTTTAGATGTTATGACGGCAGCACCAATATGAATTTTATATTGAGAGTTCCCACTTAAAGCTGGAATTGGTGCTGGTTTATCTCCAACTGAAGTTGTTGTTATTTCAACAACATTATTTATTTTTGTCTCTAAATCAGAAATAGAAGAAACTAAGCTATTTAGCCATTCAATTGTAAGGGGAGACCCATCGCTTAACTTTTGTACTGCCATTACTTATCTTCCTGTGTTGTATTTGAGCCTTGAGAAATCAGTTCCTGAATCTTCTGATCTCTAGCTTGTAGCTGTTCTGTTGCCTGTGCCTTAAGGACGGCAAGCTTTGTTTCGTAATCAGCAGTCATCTGTCCGATTCTTTGCTGTAGTTCTTGAATAATCAGTTCTAGTGTTTGTGACATTTATATCTCCTTAGTTTGGTTCGCTAATTATAGCATACTTTTCTGGTGGTTCAATCCATTGATTGTTTTCCCATTTCCACCCAATTTGTGCAACTCCATTGTCGCAGCAACATATTATATCTAATTCTTCTCCATAAATCAAGGGGGAGTCATTTTTTATATTTTGCAATAATTCTTGGTCATGTTCTGAAAAGATTAAAACTTGTTTTACATATCCATTTATATCAATAAGTGCGTGTGGGTGTGTTTCTATATGATCCATTATGCCTGCCACCTCACTATAACTATTCCAGCCCCACCAGAACCTCCAGTGGTAGATGTTCCAGAAACGGTTGGCCTACCTCCTCCTCCGCCACCGGAACCATATCCAGATGTATTGGCAACAATGGTAGCGTTGGAACCATTCACTCCTCCAACTGCTCCATTTCCTCCGCCAGTTGCTCCAGAACCCGCAACAAAGGTAGTTCTAACTCCACCACCTCCTCCGCCAGAAACGGCAATTGAGTTAGTTCCAGATACAAGACTTATTAAAGATCCAGAAGTGCCATCTGTCCAATAAAATGTTTTTCCCGCACCACCATTTCCAGCAGATGATGAAGCATATGAACCTCCAGATGCACTTGATCCACCTCCACCTCCAGATGTTCCGCGAGTATTTCCGCTTCCACCAGCAAATGCATACCCAGTTCCACCAGTTCCAGCATTTGCGGTTCCTGCTGGTTGAATTGTATCGCCATTTGCTAAATCATAAAGATAGTATCCTCCACCACCTGCACCACCATTTACTCCGCCAGTTCCTCCACCATTTGCAACAACTGCAGCTCCAAATGATGAATTGCTTCCATTGGTACTGCTTCCACCATTATTTCCAATTGTTACCGTGACATTTCCCGTAACTGAAACTGCTGATGCGTAAACTACACCGCCAGCACCACCCCCAGCGCCTGCATAATCTGTGGCATTTGCTCCAGATAAAAAGAATCCCGCACCTCCACCAGCACCTCCAGCTACAACCAAAACCTCAACACTAGAAACTGTAGACGGCTTTGTCCATGTTCCAGTTGTGGTAAATATTTGGGTGTTCCATGATGGTGTTCCAGAAACAGATGCTGACTGACTTGATGCTAATATTCCTAGTGAGATTGGCATTATGCTATATTTCCTATTCCTACCCAGCTTCCAGAGCCACGATATAATAATGTTATTGCTGACCATTGGGCTTTTGTTTTACATGTCCCACTTGTGGGCGAATAATAATTAAGAACATCCGTTGATGTTATTTGAACAGAACCAGTTCCTGCCTGAAGAATATCTATTCTTGTTCCCTTTTTCCAAGAAACTGTGGAAGATGATGGAATTGTAACAGAAATAGTTGAAGATGCTGTAAACTCAATCGCTCTTCCTGAATCTACGAGCCCAAGAGTATACGATGTCACAGAAGATGTGGTTATTGTTTGATTATAAACAACATTTCCGTCTGTTGTAAAGTTTCCAGAAACATCTAAAGATGTTACAGACGAACTTCCCTTCCACCATTCTGTTAGGTTAGCAGTACTTGATGCTGTTCCCTGAACAACCAGACCTCTTTGTGTTGTATCTGTTGATATTGAAAGTTTTGTGCTTCCAACGCCAGAAGATGAGCCTATATAAAAGTCGTACCATTGATTTGATGTTAAAACTCTTTGTGGATATATTCCATCAAATGTGAATACTGCACTTGCAGGCATGTAATAAAACATTTCTCCCGGATTGGCAAATGATGGAAATCCTTGTAGCGGGCCAATACTAATTTGAGTTTGTACGGGTGTAATAATATATGGGTATGCACTTGCACCAGAATCTTGGTATCCCTGTATCATATTATCATCGCCTGAAAGTAGCCAGCACTAAAATTAGCACTATTGACTGTTGTACTAGTTCCAGCATAGCCAATTGGAATTCTAAATTCAACCCAGTTTAATTGATCGTTTGCGTCAAGTAGTGTGCTGGAAATCCAACCTAAACTTGTATCATCTAGTAGTGTGTTGGTGCTTGCAGAAAATTTTGTCATTTGATTTCCATATATTAAAGAAAATGTTGCAGCCCCTTTTGTTATTGCTGCATAAGTGGGAATTCTTCCTAAGTTATGTTTTATTCTCCAGCACAAAATATAATTTCTATTTGTTGGACCTGATGTTGTATGTCTAAATTTAAACATTTGTGTTTCTCCTAAATTATCTGTTCCCGGCACTGTTTTATATGGTGCAATATTTGCGTTGGTTGCAGCCAAAATTTCTGGACTGTTATAAATATTTACGGTTGTATTTGTCCATGCTGGAATTCCATTGCTTATATATAAATACGCACCATTATTACCAGCCGCTAAAGATGCTGTTGTTCCAGCAGCAGATTGATAGAATATTGTACCAGACGCACCACCTGCAATATTACTTGTTGTAGTAGCGTTTGTAGCGTTTGTAGCGTTTGTAGCAAACTGAACTGATCCTGTTGCAATATTTGATCCAAGGTTTACAGTTCCTGCAAATGTTGGTGATGTATTAAATACTAAGCTTCCAGTTCCAGTTTCGTCTGATATGACTGTTGACAATTCTGATGATGTTGTCGAAGAAAACACATTTAATTTATCTGCAACTGTTGCTATTCTGTTATTATTAATGTAAGCCGTTGTAAAGTTTGCGCTAGAAAGAAGCGCATATGATGACGCTGCTATATTATTTAAAGATGCCGTATTATTAGCAAATTGAATAGAGCCTGTTGCTGTACTCGTCCCAAGATTTACAGTTCCAGAAAATGTTGGACTGTTTATAGGAGCTTTTGTTCCAATACTATTTGTAATTGTAGTTGAGAAATTAGGATCATTTCCTAGTGCAGTTGCCAATTCATTTAAGGTATCAAGGGTTGCTGGGGCGGAATTTACAAGATTAGATATTTCTGTTCTAACAAACTGGGTTGTAGCTATTTGAGTTGTATTTGTTAGGCTTGCAGCAGTTGGTGCTGTTGGCGTTCCCGTAAATGTTGGACTTGATATTGGCGCATAATAAGATGCGGCATTACCATTAAGACTTGCTGCACTATTTGCATATGCTACCGAACCTGCTCCCGATACCCATAAACTACTTGAAGCATTATATTGAATAATGTCATTATTATTTGGTGATTGTGCCGATACATTATGCAGTTCTTGTAACTCAAAGCCGTTTTGGATATTAATAAATATAGCGCCATTGTTTTGATTTTTTCTTGTTACCACGCCAAGGTATACCATATGGTTTGGAGCATATGGCTTATTAACAATACCATAGACTCTTCCTCCCGGAATTGTTGGAGAAAGCCAAACCGCATCTCCTTCAGTTCCAGCATCTGATGTATCTATTCCAAATATTACACCCGTTGTGGTTGCGTATCCAAATTCATTGATTGCCAAATCTTGTTGCAAAAGCCCTAGTGTTTTACTTGATGTTGATTCTCCAGAGGCGATAGCTAGTCCAATCAATACATTTGAACCTTGTGCGCTAGTTATATATACTGCCTGACCTTTGTATAATTGTTGACCAGAACCATTTTTTACATAAATATGAACTTGTTCTGTGATGCCAGATTTATCAGAATACAATGCCGATCCAGCATTTGTGGCATAATTTGCACTTGAGGAAAGTGTTGCACTTGAAGCAAATATAGCACTTGAAGCAAGTGTGGCGCTTGAAGAAAATATGGCACTTGAAGAATTTAATGCATAATTTACGCTTGAAGACCATGTTGTCTCATAATTAACAGAACTAGTTTTTGTTAGTACTTGTCCAATAGTTCCACCAGATGCTACTCCGGGTCCAGTAGCCCCAGTAGCCCCAGTAGCTCCAGTAGGACCAGTGTCTCCAGTATCTCCTTTGGGACCCTGTGGACCAGTGTCTCCAGTATCTCCTTTGGGACCCTGTGGACCAGTGTCTCCAGTATCTCCTTTGGGACCTGCAGTACCTGTTTCCTGAACCGTAATATTATTAACTTCTTCATTTATTTGAATAATATTAGATTCTTGATATATTATTACTTCTTCTGCCATTAATAAACCACTCCGGGGTCAACATTGAATGTACCCCTTAAAAGGGTTTTTGCAAAACTTCCGCTTTCCATTCTTAATTGATAAGAAGAGTAAGGAACATCAAACATTTCTGTTTGTTCTGAGGTTAAGTTTACATCAATTATTCCGCTTGCAGATATTACGGAAAGTCCAGATCCAACATGGGTATCGCCGTCCCAAGTGGCAGAGGCACATAAAAACACACCATCTGTTTGGTCTTTAATTTTCATAACAAAATCATATCCGCTTAAATCAACTGGCTGACCGCTAGGATCTTTATATAAAATTCTTATTATAAATGAATCTCCAGATATGATTTCAAAATTTGTGTTTTCCATCAGTCACCTCCTTGTTATTATATCATTAATTAAGTCAAGTTTCCTACTAAAACCCATTCGTTTGCAGCTCTATACATTAAAGTCGCCGCCCCATATCTTCCTTTAATTGAAGCTGTTGCAGCACTTGTTGGGGAATAATATCTCAATGTCACGCTGGCGGCAGGAGATATTGTTGTTACTCCTGCTCCATATTGAACAATATCTATTCTTGAGCCTATTGCCCATGCTACAGTTGAAGATGCTGGAACTGTAATTGTATTTGCTACAGATGCTGTCATTTCAACAAATTTTCCAGAATCGGTTAAGGCTAGGCTGTATGCTGAACTTGACTGGCTATTTGTTGCTTGGTTGTAAATGACATTTCCTGTAGCAATAACATCTCCAGATACTGATGCGTTCGATGTAAATGAACCAGTTGTTGCTATTAAAGCACCGCCCAAAGTGGTTGTATTTGCATAAACTCTTAAATTTGCAATTGTATTGTTTATAGTTCCAGTTCTTACTATTCTCATTTCGGCATTTGTATCTGCCGATGATGTTCCCGATTGTAGTAAAAATAATCCACTAGATGCAGTTATAGCACCTGTTAAATTAGATAATGATGTCGTATCGTTAAATTTTAATGCACCACTTGAATCAATAGCCGATAGCACGGAACCCGAAGAATTTTGCCATTCTATTAAGTTGGCGGATTGGGAAGCTATCCCCTGAATTTTTACTGGAACATTTGCCGTATTCCCTGTGGAAAAATATGCAGTTCTATATACTTGAAGAATTCCTCCAGAAGTTATGTTTAAAATATTTGTTCCGCCGCTATCTTGCCATTGAGTTAGCGGTGCGCTTTGACCAGCTGCTGCTTTTATTGCTAAATTTCCATCTCCAGCTGTTGAGTATAAAGATAGTGTTACAGAACTTCCACCCGCTGCAACTATTGCAGCGGAACTACCAACAATAAATTTACCAGCATTATTTATTGCAGATAGTATTGTTCCTGAATTATTCTGCCATTGCATTAAATCTGCTGTTTGACCAGATGATGCCTTGAATAGCCCGACTATATTACTAGTTGATGTTGATGTTACTGAAAATTGAGTATTGGAAATATATCCGCTTCCAATTGTTCCTGTTCCAGATAAACCTAAACTTCCCCCGTTATCAATATAGGCAACTTGAGTTGGGGTGGAATTTTGCCAAGATTGAAGCACTGCAGACTGACCAGAGTTTCCCCTTACTGTCCAAACAACATTTGACGATGTGTGTGGAAACACAATTAGTTCATTTCCACCCGCAGCACCTATGTATCCGTTTCCAGTATTCCCATAAAGTCTTGTTACTCTCAAATAGCCGTTTGCACTCATATCGGCAAGTGATGTTCCTGATGAATCAATCCATCTTTGAAGTGCTTCAGACTGGCTTGCTGCTCCCCTTATGACAATTCCGGGGGTTGTAGATGCACCTGTGTATACACTTAATGTTGCTAAAGAACCATAGGAAATTGCAACACTTCCACCAACTACAAATTGACCAGATGCATTAACTGTGCTTAATACTGTTCCGCCTGATGTTTGCCATTGTGTTATGTCTTGAGTTTGACCAGAAGTTCCTCTAATTCTTAACATTATATTTGTTGGGCTATCCCCACTTATATTTAAGAATGTTCCATTCCATTGACCATATTGATCTATTCTTGATGAAATTGCACTGGCAGAACTTTGAATTTCAAGTATATTTGTTGACTGTCCAGTTGCTGCTCTTATCACTAAGGGTACAGTTGTGGATGCATTATTGCTGATAACCTGCCCACCAAATGTGAAAATATTAGATGCTCCCAATTGGGCATAACCAGATGCGGCAATGTTATTAAGTGATGCAGAATTGTTTACATCTGTAGGCGTAACATAAAATCTGGGCATTATACCCCCTGTCTCAGAACATTAACCGTTTGAGTTCCAGAGGCAACCGTTGCATATAATAATTCATCTGATTGTAAATCAATTGCTATCGACTGATTAGCCGCTAAAGCAAATCCATAAACTGTTGTTGTAACATCAGCACCACCTAAAAATACTGTTACTGATGATGTGTTCTGAACAAGAATTGAAATTCCTGCCTGATTTGATTTTATAGGGTCAACAAACAATGTTGGAGTTAGGGGGGTGGCTGAAGTACCAACTGTTATTCTTAATCCATTAATAGCCATTTATGCCTCCTATGGTAAATGCTCCAAGGCCAGTCTGTAAAACTCTCCACCACCAGCTCTTTGAAAATAAAGCCACTGTACACCATCAAGTGAAACAACATTGTCCATTCTTGTTCCATCATATGATGCTGGTGCTGCATAAGGCAAGGTGGCGAGTGGCTCAATAAATCCATCTGTTAGTCTCATTGCATACAATCTTGTTGTACCGTTTACATGCAATGCAATTCTATTGAAATCCCATAAACCACAGGCATGTGAGCCTGTTGAAAATGTTTCTAGTGGTCCTATGTATGCGTTACCAGAACCAAGTGCAGGGCTTATTTCGGTCCAAGTTTGCAAACCAATATCATATCTATATACCTGTCTATTTGAACCGCCACGCATGGCAAATAGAGAAAATGGAGCAAGTTTTCTGCCATGAAATAACTGATGCCCGTTACCAAAAGATGCTGGCGGAGCTGTAATTGCTGTCCATGAACCTTGAGCTGTTGTATTTGTATTAATATCAAGCCTATATGCGAGTGTGTTTCCATTTCCGGGCGTAGAGTATACAAAATCAGACGAGGGAACAATTTTATAGGTGCTTGTATTATCTGGAGTTGTTGTCCAGTTTCCTGTTCTGGCATTACCCGTTGTTGTACCCGCTAATGTCAATGTCGTTCCTGTTGCAGAAGCAATTCTTCTTCTTTGTCCAGCACCAGTTCCACTTAAAATAATAACATCTGCATCTCTCCATGTGTTTGTGTTTGGAGTTGTTTGGTCTGTTGCAATTGTCAATGTACTTGAAGTAGAACCTGCTACTGCTGTTCCTTGTGGATATTCAACAGTGTATGCGTCTCCAAATGCTGGCGTGTTAGTAAATGCACTTGATACTGTAATTATTACAATATCTGCAACAAATTGAATAGTTCCTGATACTGTTGTGGTATTTGGCACTGTCAGTGTGATTGTTGTTCCAACGATACTTGAAACCTCTGCATTATATCCAATTCCGCGACCTGTGACAGACATTCCAACTGAGATACCTGTTGCGTTATTTACTGTAATTGTTGATGTAGCCGCAGTACCTGAAGCAATTGTAAATACTGGCGTACCCTTTGTGTATGTAACATTGCTGATAATTTTTCTTTGACCAGAATTGTTTCCACTTGTAAATCTAATTGCACATCCAATATGCCCAGCATTTACTAAACAGTTTGAAATTGCATCATTAAATACAGTTGTGCTTGTTCCCGATGTTACCGTTCCAGTTGCAAATGGCTCAACTGTGCTTATATCTTCAACCAACGCCATTTGACCTCCGTTTACATTTGTAGTTGTAAGAGCGGGGGTTAAAGTAGTATTTGTATATGGGTTGAATGTTACACCAGAAATTTGAGTATTTCCATTTGCTAATGTTGCAGATGTATTTAAACTAAAGCATTGAAGTGTTGTTGTGGTTCCACCATTTTGAATTATAAGAACATTTCGCACGGGGTCATACACCATATCTCCACCAGATCCGCATGATGTCATTGTTGCAATTCTATGCCAACCATCTGTCCAAGTATCATATTTCCATAATGTAGTTGTGCTGTTTGCAGTAGATGTAGTTGTTCCAGTCTGATTAATCATATAGTAATATCTAAAGCCATCATATGCCAATGTTGAACCGTGATATGAAAGAGAATCTGGCTGCATGGATAGCCAATCCCATGTTGGAAGATCTGTTCCTTTTCGTAAATTACTGCTCCATGACATTAGTAAGTCCACCTATTTCTTTTAATCTGATCTGCATTTAATTTCATTTGAATTTTTTGAGTTTCTCTTGCATCTTGGGCGTTCCAAGTATGGTTTGCAAATGGAATTGGCAAAACATCTCCACCCATATTTGTAGATGAGTTTCTATTGTAAAGAGATATTGAACCACCATCAACAGTTGTTCTAATTCTATCATTTGAGTCGCGGGCGAATGTGAGAAGACTTATAATCTTCCTCAAAGCGTTTTCTGTAGCTAAATTATCAAATGCGTTTTTTAATGCCATAAGTTATATTATACACCGTCCTCAATCCAAAGCGTTAAATTACCACCAGATGTATCCCACCATAAATATTGGCTTGGAGTTCCAGTTGGCTGCGTTGACTGTATATATGTTGGAGCTCCGGTTCCAGTTACAGTTATTGAGCCACCAAGAGATACAGAAGCGCCATTAATAACTATAAATGTATTGCTTGCTGTTATTGCACCAGAAACTGTAAGGTTAGACTTTGTAGCACCAGATGTTGGCCCCACAAAAACATTTCCTCCAAGTTTATTTATAAACAGTGTTGATCCAGAGTTTGTATAAGCGATTCCATTTCCACCTATTGATGGGTCATAATAGGTGTAAGATGATGTCAAGGTTGACTGTATTCCAAAATTGTCCATTCTAATATGTTGTGCAGATGATGTTCCAATTTGAAATGCATGATTATTGTATACAGCAGATATAATTCCGGCATCACCAGTAGGATTGACCCTTAAATATCTTGACTGCAAAATTCCATTGGGGTTCAATGCTAATAGCACTGTTGAAGCTGAAGTATTTTCTGTTATATAAAGTCTAAATGGGTCTTCATTGTTTTGACCATTACTTACAACCCTAATATTTGAATCTATATCCCAAGATGTCGCAGAAGCCCCTACCTCTATCTGAGCGCCATCAAAATAGGCAGTTTGCTGTTGTGTTCCAACACCGTCACCGAATGTTGCACCCTCAATTCCGTATTTAATAAATGCTGCTGCTGATGGAGTGGTAAAAACATAAGAATATCTTTGCCAAGATGAGCTAGTTGATATTACTTGAGAGCCAGACGATATAAATACAGAAGAAGAATTATAAAAACTTGCTGTGAGTGCGTCAATCATCACTGATGGGTCGTAAATATATGCTGAATATGTGTATGTTGTGCTTGGACTTATTGGAAGAAAGAAATTAGATATAATTCCAAGGTTTCCAGTTGGTGCTCCAGTCATTGTTACAGTTATGTTTCCGGAACTCAATCCGAACTTTTTATAAACTGGACTTGTTCCTTTTGCAGAGCTTATTGTTCCAGTTGCTGGAAGGCTTGTCCTAGTCGCATAGTCTGAATAGTAATTTGCCCAATTTGTTTCAAATCCGGGATCGTAAAGACTTAATAGGTTTTTTAATATGCCCTTTTTAAGTTGATATGTGTCGATGGTGAATCCAGCAATATCTCCGAATGTTGCAGTTATTGAACCAGTAATGTTGGCATTTTGAGCATAAAGATTTCCTGTGTTTGTTACATAAAATGGGGCAAGTGATGCTGTTGAATTTCCAGCATAAAATGAATAACTTGATGTTGTCAAGCCTATTGCACTTGCCCCCTCACCAGATGTTAACGAGCCGTCTTCAATGTACCAAGGGTTTGCACCACCTATTGTTCCCGTGTCAGAGTTTATATTTCCACGAACATGCACATTTGAAAAAATCGCATTTCCATCTGAGGTTAGCATCCATCCATTTGAACCCGGAGATCTCATGTCCCAGTCATCTTTATATACCCAAACATATCCAGATGATGCCGATATTGAAGCTGAGTTTATTTTATTTATTTCTCCTGCGCCCGTTATTTCATAAAAATATAAACCAAAAGCTAAGGGGTTTGTTTGTACCACAGTGCTTTCAATGGAATATATTAATTTAGCATCTGCGGGAGATGATTGATCTGGTGTAGCCGATGATGAAGATATAAAATATGAACCAATTGTTACAAGTGAGGCTGGAACATATTGAAATTTTCTTGGAACAAAACCATCAAAATTCATTGAAGTGAATTGATTTTGTAGCAATGATGCTTTTATTGTTGTATCTTTTATTACAGTTAACTGCGACACTTGAGATAAATTTTTTGAATCATCGGTTGTAATATTAAATACCATTATAAACTAACTCCAATAGATTTCGCAACATTTGATAATATTGACGGTTTATTTCCAATTTTTGCAGCATCAAGGTCGATTTCTATTATTTGAGTTGGATAAACTGAAGTAGATCCGGGAGTAAATTTGGATGGCGTCCAACTAGTCCCCCCCGTAATATATGTACCTACGGCAAATCCTATTTGTATCTTGTCGCATATTCCGTTGTTGGACAAATCTGGATATCCAGAATACACACTTATCTTATACTCAGAGGGGAGTCCTGAATTATTTATCATTTGCGATATTTCATTAATTGACACAGTGCCGTCATATTTTGGCTGTAAAAATCTTGCATCTGTGGATGCCGTATTATACAAATAATATTTATCTAATATTGCTGGCGGTTGTGATGTTAGCTTTCTGAACGAAGATGTGTCAACTATTGGAACAGATCCATAGCTTGCATTTGTATATAATACTGGAGCATAAAATGTATAATTTGCAACATTTGTAGTGCCATCTGATTTTAGCGGGCATATCAACCAGTCAGTCCAAGCAAGAGTGTTTTTTGTTCTGAACCTATAAATTGGAATAAGAAAGTCTTTTATTGATGCAGAATTTTTTAAATTTATTTTATCATTATCACTTATTTTAACAGTAATTGTAAAATCTTTTCCAGAACTTTGTGCTGGAATTGTTGTAGTTGATGCAGTTATAACAAGTGTCTGAAGTAACGGTTTTGCTGCTTTCCCTCCAATGGTAGTGCTTCCCTGCGATGTTGATGTGATTGATGTTGAATTAAGCTTTGCGCCATTCATTGCGAATGTTGTTGTTCCTGAAAGTCCAGCAACAGTGCCGCTTGTTAGATTATTTGTTATAGGGAAGGTTTGAGATGATCTAGTTGCTGTAGCATTTGTAGACATAAACTTCATACTCATATATAAACTTCCAGATGAAATATAAGAGTTTGACCAAGAATCTGCTGAATTAAAACATATGGATGCCGTTAAATCTGTTTGTGCTCCAAATGAAACTGATTTAACACTATAGTCTCCACTTTTACCAGATAAAAACGATGACCAGTCTCCAGAATAACTTCCAGATGGGGCTTGAAATAAAAGTTGGTTTATTGCCTTAGTGGTTGATGTTCCAGCTCTTAAATATACATGTGTATAAAGAATGTTAGCACATGCTGTTACTGGCGGAATTTCTATCTGTATATTGGTTATTGGAGATGTTGTTCCTTGTGGAGCGCTAACATCAGAAATGAGTTTTTGTATGTCTGACCTAGAAATAACTTTAGGGGTTTTTATTTCTATAAATGGAAGATTATATTCTTCACCATTCAAATATATTCTATAAGTTGAGTTGGAATATAGATCTGGAATATCTATTCTTGCCATTATATCCCCTCATTAAATCCAAGCGATAAATAATATTCTATGTCAAGTTGTTGATTTTTTGATTTTTCTATTGGGGATGATAATACTACTCTTGATAGAAGCGCAGAATCAACGCTGTTTGTTTCTATTGACTGGTTAAATCTGAGCAGGTCCATTGTTACATCTCCGCCAGCACCATTTTGAATGTTTATTTTTGTAATATTATTCCAGTCTATTGTTCCAGTTACACCTGAATTTTCTGATATTTGTTTTTTTTGTGATATTATTCCAGACGCAGTACTAGTAAATGAAAATGAAATATAGTTTGAATCTCCTGAATAAAAAACTAAAGTTACTGTAGATGAAAAAGATGATGCTTTTCTATATACAATTGATATTTCATCTGAATTGCTTAAGCTTGTTATTTTTTTTACACCAGCTGAATAGGTTGCCGTTCTATTTGGGCCTATTACTATTGCCCCATCACCATATGAATATAAACTTGTGTCGGTGATTGATGTCACTCCAGCCCCAGTAATAGACTCTGTTGGCTCAAAGGACAGTATAACTTGAGAGTTGTTTGTGCTATTTAGTGGCGGGGAATATAATCCAAGCTCATAAATTGAGCATCTTTCTGCTTTGCTGGATGAAGCCTTGAATATTAATTTTGAATATAGTTCTGATGTATCTACAAATGCCGATGATATATCTAGTCTATCTATTTCCCCATCAAGTGTTTGATTTGTTATAAATCTTGAGTTGGCGTCAAGGGTGTTTGCTGTATTTCCTATTCCAATCGCCATTTTATTTGCAAACCTTGACTGATAGCCTATTAATGTTCTCATGGCAGCATTTTTCCCAGCGACAGTCATAGAGTTTTTTTGCCTATGAACTTCTTTGCCGTCCAATAAAACTGCATATTCTCCAATAATATCCAAGTTTTTCATTGTATTTTTTCCACCCTTATGCTATTACCAATTGTACCATCATTTTGTGTAACCAAAGGAAGTAGCTTATCAGATATTTCTAAAGAAAACTTTAGTTTTGGATCTCCATTATCATCATATGTTACCTGAAATAAATCAAAGTATTCTTTTGATTTTGCTATTGTTTGATATGTTTTTATAAAGTTGCTAAAAATATTAAGGTAGTCAACTGAGGATAAATAATAGTTTTTTACCCTTGTTACTTCTTGGTCTGTAAGTTTATCAAATGTTTCCTGACCAGCAGCTAATTGTTGCGGTAAAACTTTATCGTCCTCCTGACCTATGCCCGGAACTGGAGATGGTTTTGTTGGTGGAATAGATATTGTTGGTGGTATATTGCTATCATCTGGTGGGGTAGTTGGAGTGCCACCGCTAGTAGGAATATCGTCTGCCAATGAATAGTCAATGTCGGTCAATAGTGTTTTTGATCCATTTAAAATAGAAAGAATAAATTGTTCAATCGGCTTTGTTCCAACACCAATATAATCTTTTGAAAAAAGTCGAGAGTCTATTGATGATGCCTGTGTTGTTTTTGAAGCTTTTACAGTTACAAATTTTTTATCTTTACCCATTTAAACACTCCCTTAGTTCAAGTGACATTTTTGGTCCTGCATTTTCTACAGAATATCCAATTGATGAGATAACAAATGTTTTTTCTCCAGATACTTTTTGACAAATTCCTTTATCTTTATAGAAAAATTTAACCTTATCTCCAATCTCTAATAAAGGATTTGCAAAAGCATCTACACTTATTGACATTTTTTCAGATGAAGCATTTTTCATAATCCAGTTTGCCAACTCTGTTGCTTCTTTTTGTGATGATATAAACTCAGCCTGTAATGATAACGAATTGAGACCATACTTTTCTTTATTCTTTTCCACATTCAAAAACACTGGGGCTATATCGTTCGATGAAGAATCTATATTGAATTTATTTTCATTTAGTCCAATTAAATCGTCAATCTTGACCGAAAGATCCTCGTTTGTTGATTTTTTAATTTTATAGCCAATTATCATTAGCGGAACGCTTGAATCTTCTCCAAGTTTTAGGGTGTCGCAGCAACAGTTTACCATCCAAAACTCTGCCCCAAAAGCTGTTGGCTTAAAATCAACTATTTTATATCTTCCCAAGTTTGATCCATATTCAGCAATCTGTGGTAAAAGTACTGGTGCGTCAAATCTTGCTTTAAACCTTTTAACCTCTCTACACACTTTTCCAAAATCATCGTAAAATGTAGATTTTGTTTCTGAATTAAGAAGTGTATTTTGAGTTACGGATTGTGCAGATATTGTTTTATTTTTTGCAGCAGTATATAGATCCACATTTGGTGCATATGCTATATCTCCAGCATCATTTTCATCTATCATTCCATAATTTTTAAGTGTTTGACCATCATTTTCAGATGTTGCAAGGAAATAGTCAAATAGTGCTTTTGTGTTGCCCCTAACAAAAAGTCCAGATTTCATTGAAGTGCCGTCAAATATTTTTGTTCCGTCTCTGTTTGCAACAATAGCAAGATGATCTTCCCAATATACTTTTATTTTATTTGAAGAAATTACCACCCTAAGATCTGAAACAATTGCTTTTGAATCTGGATTTTGTGAATTATAATAAGAGACTTCTGGAACTCTTGCGGTTGTAACAACCTTTTTACCAAGTATTTCTGGTTGAAGCTGACCATCTTTTGTTATTATTTTATAAAGATAAAGATTTTCAAAATCTGCGTCTTGTAATTTTTTAGCATTTGCAGTCGCACCAAAACTTATCAATTCAACAAAATAGCCTGTCGCATTACTTGTTCCATCCCCCTTTAATCCAAAAAATATACCTGCGTTGCCACTAACATAATCTTTATTGTCAGATGATTTTAAAATTAATTTTAATCTAGTTGACAAAACATTGTATCCTATTTTTGATGATATTCCAATTCCAGAAATATATTTTTCAACATTATATAGTGTAGGAAATCCATTAATTGATCCAGAGGTTACTTCTGCAGATCCTAAATCAAGGTTTAGTCCAGTCATTGTTAAATTTTCAGCGACAGTATATCCATTAACAGATTTCTTTTTGGTACTCTTGTTTAATGTGACCTGAGTGCTTATAGTTTTTGTTGCTGAGTCAAATATTTTAATTGTGTTGATTGTTGACCAGCTTGATGAAATTCCATCTACTAGATGTTCGCTGATTGGCCCAGAGTTTTTATATGTTTTTGCAGCCCTTCCATGAGACTTTAAAGTATATTTTTTCAATGTATTTGAAACAAAAAGTAGAGATGCGGTTGGATCGTCAATATCAAAGTCAAGGTAGAGTATTAAATTGATTGGAGTTAAATATACTCCCGGAGAAGATTCTAGTTGTAATCTTTCCGTGTCGCTAAACAATATAGACGCTCCAATTTGACCTAAACTAGAATTAATACTATATTGGATTCCTTTATATCTTATTGTTTCATTATCAATATTAAAGTAACCAGTATATGATTTGTTTTTAGCAAGCAGTTGCATGTTTAGATTATCAAATTTTATATGTAATTTATTTTTATCTGACTGGTTTAGTGAGTCATAAAATCTTCTAATGGCATCATATTCATTTTCTGCATTTATTTTATACGGAGTTGAAGATAAATCTGCAATTACTGAAGGGACAGACCCTTCTATTTTTTGAGCAAGTATTGTTGAAAATATTGTGTTTTCTTCATCATTGTCTGATGCCCTCCAAAGTGGCTCAACTACATAATTCATGTCATCCGATAATAATGAAAGGTCTCCTTTTGTCAAAGAATCTAGTTTATTTACCTCCGCCAGATCTTTTAAAAACTCTGGACTTTTTTGTAGTCCAAGCCCACTATATTCTATTTGCATGTCTGTAATTGGATACTGTATTGTTTTAGAAAATGAAGATATATTTGATATATAACTTCCTGAAGTAATATATGAATATTCTGGGTCGTCTACGCCTACATTGTTTCTGTCACCGACCATCCACCAAGATACATTTGAATTTGAAACGGGCGATGTTGCTCTTTCTTTTGTCATAACAGTAAAATTATTATTTGCATCCATGAACATTGCCAATTGACATGACACCGCCATCTCTTGTAATGTTTGGGCTACAGTATTTTCTTTTCTTGAAAAAAAGAATTGCATTGTTGGATCTTCATTTAAACCTAAATTTGAAACAAATTTATATTTTCCATATCCAATATTATCCAAGAAGCATAATATTGCCACGGAAGATGGAATACCTCTTTTATTTGCAAATACCATATCTGGTGATGGTGTAGATTTAAAAAACTTCATATAGTCTTCTACTTCTATAGAAGTTTGAAAACCTTCATCATCTTCTTGCCATGAATTTGAATATAAGGTTTTAATTGGTATTCTTACATCTTCAGAATTTTTCGTAACTATTGCACTTATAGAAAATTTAACATTTGGATATAAATATTTACTGACAATTGAAAGATTTTGTAATGGCGAGAAGTATTTATCCACATTAGATAAAACTATTGTTCCATTAGAACTTATGATTCCCCCCACCGGAAGCCCAAGTTCCATTTCTGATATAGAAGATTTTATATCAAAGGATTTTGTATATTGAGAAATATCACATATTATTCTTGGAGAAATTTCTAATAGCTGTAAGTCTCTTCCAGATACTTTTCCATCTGGTGAATATATCTTATCAACCTTTAATCTAATTCCAGTTATTGTGTCCGTTTGATTTCCAGAAATAGATATATCGGTTATATACTTTGTTGCACTTGTTGTTAGCACCCAACTAGATGTGGTTGGGTTATAATATAAATCTAAGTCTCCAGAAGATAAGGTGCTGTTTGCCTCTGTCCCAGTATATTCATAAATCTTAGTCCATGTTGGAGAGTCGCCAGTTGAAGTTGTTTTATAAACTGTGAATTTTGATGGAAAGGACAAGTAATATTGACTTCTAATTTTTATTTTATTTATTCTTGCCGATGCAGTATATTGAATAAAAACATCGGAATACGATATATTGCCAGACCCATCTGCCACCCCAACATTATTTATTCCATTGCTTGCTGAGTTTTGGATTATTCTTGATGATGACCAAAACTTATTAGAAGAGTTTTTTGAAATAGGGTAGAATCTTGGCAATGATGATTTTAAGTATCTTAATGATGTTGAGCTAGTTGTCAAACTTGCAGTTGAATCAAATCTTGAAGATACTATTCCATATATATTAGAGTCTGTTGTTTTGTAGTCAAATAATGAGTAAAGTGGGGTTGCATTCATTCTATCATAATCAATATCGACACCCGCTGTGGCTGAACCTGAAAAATCATAATACTTAAAGTGCTGCCCGCTCTTTATAATATTGCCATTTGGGTCAATAAGTCCATATTGTCTTACATCTAAATAAGCATTAAGATTCCACTCAGCGATAACCTCGTGTTTTGAATCTATTCCATATGAAGATTTATAGTCTTGCAAAATTGAATTTTGTATTGATGCATTTGAATGAACTGTTAACATTACGCCTCCACCAATGTCATATCAATGTTCCACAGATCGTGGTAATGTCCCCTTTTTGTAACTGTAAAGTTGAAATCTTGAAAGAATACATGGATTTTTTCTGCCCAACCAGATGTTGGCGCAATGTTTGCACTTGCAGATAAAATTGGAGCGTCATAAACTAATAACATCCAGAAGTCCTTTTTATATGTGTTATACCAGTTCAACATGTCTTGACCCGCCCCTATTCCAGTTATTGAAGAGTCTTGAATAAATTTTTTACCATATCCACGATCTAATGAGCCAGATGTTGGGGTTGCCCTTGATGGAAAATCGTTCCAAGATGTGCTGAAAGTTCTTTTATCTGCAATAAAATAACTTCTCATTGTTCCATCAATCATTCTATCTTTTGTTTCTATTCTTTCATACTGGACTTGAACTGCATCTCTACTATCATCGCTTAAATACAAATAATTGGAGCCTAGTGTCCAAGATGTGCCAGAGGCGGTTCCAGTTGGTTCAGTATCGCTAAACACTATCATTGATGGTCTAAGCCAGTATTTTTGTAAGGCAGGCATTATATTCTCCTAGACATATCTGATGCATTCTCATATCTTTGAAGCTCTTTCTCAAACTTTCTATACACTTCATTTGCATCAGCACCATTAGCATTAATTATAATGCTATATGTGTTATTTGAAGTTGCCCAAGAGTTTAATCCACCATTTGCAAACCTTCTTGGTGTTGGTGGGGAATAGTTGGGTGCGGCATATCCACCTAATGCAAATCCTAAAGAATTAATTCTATCCATTGTTGCAACGCCCATTCTTGCTACTGCTGCTGCATTAACAACATATTCCCCATTAGATAACATTGCTGGAATTAAATCTGATTTTGGACCTCCGGGTCCTGAAATATATCCACCATTTGCATTTCCTCTAACCATAATGCGCGTTGGTCTTTTTTTAGTGTTTGCTTTTTTACCGCCCGATGCTCCAGCCATCATTGCTTTTTCTTCTTCGCTTAATGGTGTTGCTTCTGCGGCTGCTAGCATTGCTTTTTCTTCTTTACTTAAAGGTGTTGCTTCTGCATTTGCTAGCATTGTTTTTTCTTCTTCGGTTAATGGCGCTGCATTTGCAGGTGCGCTTCCCGGATAGCTCGTTGGGCTAACTCCGGGAAGTTCGTTTGAAAATGATGCACCAAGACTTTGAAGCAATACAGATTTAAGAGTTTCTTCGTCAACCCCCAATGTTTTTGCTGCTGTTGAGATTCCAGCCTGAATTCCAGACGCAAAGACATCTCCAACTTTAGAGAATGAACCTTTAAGATTTTTTATTCTTTCATCTAGTGCTGTTTTATCTTCATCTTTAAAAAATTGAGAATTTTTATTTATTGTTCCTAAAACTCCAGATTTCCCATCTTTTCCAACAAAATCATTTTGAAGTTTAACAATTAATTTTTCTTGTTGTGTTATATCTGCATTAACAAAGGCAGACAAATCATCTATGGCTTCATTAATTTTAGTATTTATTTGATTTTGTGCAGCAATTGTAGCATTTTTCCATTGTGTAATTTGTGCAAGTCTTTTTTCATGTCTTGTATCTTCAGCTCTCTCTGCATCTTCAATTGATTTTATTTCTTCTTCTCTAGCTGCAACTGCCGCATCTCTTGTAGACTCAATTCTATCAATTTCGGACTGAATTCCATATTCTCCTGCTTGTGCAGAAATGTTTTGTCTTGCTTGTAGGAATCCAAAGACATCTCCCTCTGCAAATGCCTTCATTGCCTCAATAGTTGTTTGTCTTTGTCTTGCATAAAAATCTTCTTCTGTTTTTTTCTTATCAAGGGACTTAATATATGCATCAGTATTCTTATTAATGTCGTCAATTTCGTCCTGCAATTGATCTTTTCTATCGGCATAATTGTCCATAATGTTTTTGTGATATTCATTTTCGGCATTAGTCATATTATCTAAAGCTGTTTTTCTTTTTTCATAAACTTTGTTTTCTTCTTTTAGTTCATTCTGTAGTATTGTAATTGCATTTGTGGCAAACTCTGCATTTCTTTGCTGAGCTTCCTTTCTTGCGGTAAAATCTGCCGCAAGATATTGAAGGCCAATTTCACCCTTTTCTTTATAAATTCTTTCTAGATCAGATGCTTTGGCTCCAGCATTTATTGCCTCGGCAACATACATTGAAAGATTTGATAGTGGATCTGCTAGTGCCTGCTTAACCAATGGGCTGTCTGCTGCCATTCCTAATCCAGTAAACAAAGATATGAGATTTTGTGAAATTTTATCCTTAATTTCGGGATTTATTGCAGCCATGCTTACAGCATACTCAAATATTGATGTGATTGCTTTTTGAGATCCAGTAATATCTTCTGCCCCCATCAAAATCGCAGTGTTAATTCCACCAATAAATTTTTCTGCAACAGCTGTTGATTCTGCCTCTCCATTATATTTATCTGCAGCTATTTGCATTGCCGTGCGAATACTTCCAGATAGTCTATCGGACATTGTTTGTCGTAGTTCTCCCATATGTGAATCTTCATTTCCGGGGAAGAATACGCTCTTCATAAAGGCTGAAAAGTCTACAGATCTGCCAGCCTGTCTTGCAACTTCTCCTAATATTTCTTCTACTGCTTGAGGCTGTAAACCTTGAGCAATCATATTTTGATATGCAATTGAAAGTTCATTTTGTGCTTCTGTTCCAAGAGCAGCATCTTTAATTGTAGAAACAAAATTTTTATAGTCTGTTTTTACAAGTTTTGTTAAATCCTCTTGACCAACAATTGGCTTCTTTTTTCCGGGAATATTAATTTCTCCAGTAAGCCTTCTATTTTCTTCAAGGACAGTATTTACAGTTTTTAATTCTGCTCCATACATTTTTGCTGCTTCTTTTGCATCTGTGAATGCAGATGAGGCCTGATCTTTTACTTTTTTGAGCATTTGCTTATGCTTTTGAATAAAGTAATATGTTATTCCACCGATTGCGGCTACTGCTGCTGCACCTGCCAAAACATATGGATTTGAAAGAAGCGGTCCAAGTCTTGTCAACATTGGTCCAGCTTTAGTCAGCAGGCTTTGTCCCTTTTTCATCATATTTGTTACTATTCCAGTTTTTCCAGCAGCTTCTCTTGCCATTATTTTTGTACTAAGAGAGGCTGCTTTTTCTGCTGACTTTAGTGACAACATTTGCATTTTTCCACCAAGACCAGTAAATAGCTTACCTCCAAGTTTTGAGTCAACTATTCCTTTTACTTCATCTGTCATATCTTCTGGTCTGACTTGCTTTCTTAAATTCTTAAGTTTTAAGCCACCAGCCATTGATTTTACAGACCCAAGAACCCACATTGCTTCCATTGCAGCCATGAACATGTTAATAGCTTTTGTTCCTTTATCAGTGCTAGATGCAAGAGATCCAAGTGTATATCCAAGGCTTTGAATTGAAAACATGGCATTCATTACTGCCTGACCACCACCCTGCCCACCATTTCTTTCATTTACGAATCCTGAAAGTTTTTCTGAATCTGATTGATTTGATGGTGTTGGCCTTGGATTTGTAACATTGTCTAGAGTTCTTCTTGTTCTTCTAAAATCTTCTTCTGACATTCCTGCTGCTGCTGCTTGCTGACTAACAACCCACGCTCTATATTCTTTAGATGATTTTATTCCTTTTGGTGGTCTTGCACCAGATGGCACTCCACCATCTGAGCCAGATTTCTTTGGAACATATGGAATAATGTCTAATCCAGCATCTCTAAATTCTTGTTCTTGCCTTCTTCTATTTCCATTATTAAGATCCATGACTGCTTGATAAGACTCATTATTTAATTTTTCTGTCATTTGATTAAGTCTTAGCAATGAGCCATTTTCAAGTCTTATTGCATTGCCAAGTTGAAGAATACTTGGATTAATTACAGCAATTTCTTCTGCTGTCAAGTTCATTTTGACTCTCATTGAGTTTGTTGATTTTCCAAGCGCCTCAAATTTTTCAATTATTTCACCAAATTTCGAATCCATAGACTTGACTCTCTTCATTGCTCTTTCCATGATTATTGGAAGATTGGTATCATCTATATGGTCAAAATCTTTAGCGGCAGAAAGAACTTCGACATCTAACAACTCTAATGCCTTTTTTGCTTCTGTAATTGAAACTCCGCTTTGTTGTAGTGCAGGAATCCATTTTTGCAATCCTATTGATTTAAATTCAGTTGCAAACTGTTGAGATGTGACCCCAACATCTTTTAATTTTTGATTCAATTGTGCTGGAAGGTCTACAACTAAATTAGATAGCAATTTAATTTCTACAGCGCCCGCACCATACATATCAATAAATTTTTGAAGTTCTAATAATGCCACTTGCATTTTTTCTCTTATATTTATTCCAGAGCCTAAAATATCTGCTGGTGTTGACATTGTTGGGGAAGTGACATGTGTCATTTCAGTTTCTCCGGGGTTGCCTCCATACTTCAGCTTCTTTACCATTCCACCATATGCATATCTTCCAGCATTTAGATTATCCATGAAATCAAGTCCATATTTTTTCACAGAGGAGGCTTTTATCACATATTCTCCATTTGAAAGCATGGCTGGAATTTTATCTTCGGTTGGACCACCTTCGCCATAAACCTTTCCTCCAGATGCCCTTGAAATCATATCTGTGCTGAATGCTGAGGACATTGCCCCCGGTGAATATGAGCTTTCATACCAACGAGAACCGCTTCTGCTATATCCAAGAGCCTCTGAAAGAAATCTTCTAACTTGTGAATCTCTAATTATTGAAGAGTCATACTTAGACTTAAATAATTTATCGTGTTTTACTTTTTTAAGTTCTGAAAAAGGCATTCCATATTTATCTTCCATATACTTTTTGAGGAATACAATTTCTTTGCTTGTTACACCAAAAATTCTCTTTCTATCCTTTTCTAGCTCAAAGAGTTTACTCTCTCTGTCTGGTGACATATAAGCTTCACTTCTCTTTTTCAAATACTCATCTGCTTCGTTTCTTAGTGGTCCCTCTAGGAACATTGGGCGCTTGCCCTCTACTCTATTAAGAATATCTGATATTAAAAAGTCTCTTTCTCCACTTGCCATCGGAGCCGTCAAAAATGATAGGAACTTATCCTCCGAACCTTCGTGTGCATATGCTGAGAACCCGGAAAGATTAATATATCTTTTTGATTTTGGCAAACCAGCTGATCTTACAATAAACTCGCCTTCCGATCCAATTTTTGTATGACCAGCATAGTTTACGCCCTGAATTCCAACGATAGCAGATTTTGGAACATCCATTTCAATAATTCTTGGATTTTGTCCAAGTGAAGAAGCATTAGCAAATTTTAGAATTTTGTGAAGGTCATGTGAGAATGAAAGAAATGGCTGATATGGCTCAACATCTTTTGTTGTGTATCCATAGTGACCACGAGTTACATCTGCAGTTTCTGGACCTGTTCTAATTGCTCTATAAAGTCTTACTGTATTTCCGGGGTATTGTGCCAGCATTGCCTGAAGGGATTGTGAGCCAGCAAGAATATCTTTTTCAGACATATTTCTTAATACATTTTTGTCGCCAAACTCCCCTGATGCGTGAGCTTCTAAAGCCTGTACAAGAGCCTTTTCTTCATTTGTTCTTGCGGATATTGGCTTTGATAGAATTGCTGCTATATCGACATTTCCTTTTGCCCCCTTAGCCCTTGATCCAAAGAATTGGTCTATTCCATATCCTTGGTATCTTGACTTAGAAGATCTTAAATATCTTTCGGTTGCAGATGCTGTGATTCCTCTTACTCTTGGTCCTGCTGCTGCCAGCAAGCCCAATATTCCAGAAACACTTGCATTTTTTCTTGAAAGTTTTTGGTCTCTTTGTCTTATAATTGGTGCAGCAGTAGGAGTTGTTTGACCAGATGATTGGTTGTAAAGGTAGCTGGGGAAACCAGATGATATTGGAATACCCATTCCAGCCATAGCAATTCCGCCAATATCAAAGTGTGCTGGGCCACCTGTTGCTTTTCTGTTTGCAATAAATTTAGATCTTGATATTTGCTTTGATGCAATGTTGGAGAATATTCTTCCAAAAGACTGATCGTTGAATGTTTTATCCTGATTTGCATACATATACTTATTCATATTATCTAGTATTGCACCAGATACTGAAAGTGCCTGATCTTTTGACAAACCAGCCTTCATCAATTCGCTTGTAACTGAAATAAAATGCCTTGGTTCTCTTGCAGATTCTAACCAGTCTCTTCCAGTTGCAGTTCCGGGAGATACAAGCTTTTTGTTAAAATCTTTTGTAATTGTTATATAGCTATTTGGCAAAATGTCATATATTTCATTGCCCTTAATTGAGCCAATAAGTCCTTTTGGCATATTAGCACCAGATATTCTTGGCGCAGAACCTCCAGATGCTGGTCCATATTTTTTCATAAATGATGGAGTAAAAATGTGACCTATTACTTCATTTGAATTTGGTCTTCCAAGCGCAAATGCTTCATTATCATAGAATCCAGAAGTTCTGCTACTTCTCTTTGTGGAATATCTAGAAATTGACTCATATGGGGATGCGCCCTCTTCATATATATTTCTAGTAGATCTTTTTGTTCTTTCTTGACCTGATCTTGTTATATATCTTGATGATGCTCTTGTTCCACCGATCAGAGAGAAGATATCCATGATTGCTGCTACTGCTGGGTTTCCACCGCGCTTTAGTCCAACAATTCCGCCATTTGCATATTTACCAGCATTAATATCATCAAGGGTCTGCTTTCCATATTTATTGACAGAAGATGCCTTGATTACATACTCACCATTTGATAGCAGTGCTGGAATTTTATCATCGGTTGGACCTCCGGGACCTGAGATATATCCACCACTAGCTCTTCTAGTCATTGGTGTAGGATTAAAAAGTCCGGGTCTTGTCTGGCTAAGTTGTGACAATTTTGCCATATATATTTGAAGTGAGGCATTTAGTTTATTAAGTGCGCCTTCTTGACTTTCAAAGGATTGTGTTAATTTATCAGAAGCTAGTTTTGCTGCTAGTTGTTCGTCTGAAAGCATTTGGAATCTTCCAGTTTTAATGCCAGCCATTGCTCTAACCATATTGACAAAATTCATGGTGAGCTTTACAACATTACCGCCAAAGTTGGCAAATAGACCCACAAGCATTACGATTGGTCCAAGAAGTGCTGTAACTGCTGCTGTAATCTTTAAGAAATTCTTTGTTGGACTTGGCAATTTCTCAAGGAAGTCAACGATGTTTCCAACAATGTCTGCGAATTTTGAGATGATTGGTGTGATATTTTCTGCAATAGTTGCTCCAAGAGGAAGAAGTTCTGCCTTTAGCGATTCCATTGCTCTTTGCATTCTAACTGGGGCAGATTCTTGAAGAGTCTGCATTTCTCGGTATGCCTGCTTTGCTAAGTCTATTGCAGACATTGTTGATAGTTCTAGAATTTTTTTAGTTTGAGAGCCTTCTTTATTTAGATTGTCAAACAGGGCAGAGATTCTAGCAAACTGATACTTTCCGAAAATTTGTTCAATTACTTGGGCTCTTCCAAAAGAATCAAGTCCAGATAATGCTTTTTGGAATCCCATTATTGTTGGCATCAACTCTCCGCGAGTTGACTGTACCAATTTTTCAATATCTATACCGTACTGCTTGGCAACTTCTGATGCTTTTTTGGTGGGGTTTATAAGAGATGCTAAACCAGACTTAATTGCGTTAGCACCTTCTCCTGCATCTACTCCACCTTCCTTCATGGCAACAAGAAGAACGGACAGATCTTTAATGTCTCCACCAAGGGCGTTAATTACTGGACCAGTTTTTGGAATTGCTGTTACTAGGTCTTGCAAAGATGTTGATGTTTGGTTTTCTACTGAGTTCAGGAAGTTTACTGAGTCTGCCAATTGTTTTGTGCTCATGTTGAAGGCTGTTTGCAGTGACAAAGTTGCCTTCATAGCCTCTTGTCTATCTACCTCACCAAGCACAGCAAGCTTTGTGGTTTGCTCAACTGTTTTTAATAGCCTTTGGCCCTCAAGTCCAGTTGCCGCTAAATCAGCAGCCAAACCAGCAGTTTCTTTTGCTGCAATTCCATATTCTTTAGCTATTGTTTGCGATAGACTTAAAACTTGAGCCTTCATTGACTCTGTTGCTTGTTTGGTTGTGCTAGTTAGATCAGAGCCGTAAACTTTGGAAAATCTTGTAAGTTCTTTTTCTACATCAAGGAATGCTTTTGTTATATTAGTCGCCATTAAAGCTATTGGCAGTGATAAACCGACCATGAGCTGACGGCCAGCCCATTGTGTATTTTTACCAAAGTCAATTAGTTTTGTTGCACCATCTTGAACTAAAGTATTAAAAATTTCAAATTGTTTTCTTGCAAGCATTGTCTTTGCTGAAAGACCGCTTAAATCTGCTGTGAGTGGCTTTATAAGCACACCCTTTTTTCTTCCGCCAACACTTCCAAGCTCTACAAGTGTTGATTGAAGTTTTGCTACTTCTCTTTCCGCAAGTTTTCTTGTATTGCTTGTTGATTTGAATGCCTGAGAAGCTTCTTTTGCATATTCTCTTAAAGTTAATTTACTTTTTGATACTGCGTTTCCAAATGAATCAACCGTTGATGTAATATCAACGATTGATGTTTTAAAATTTCCTATTGATGCTAAATCTCTTTGAAGAGCACTAGCTAAGCTAAGCATTGACTGCTGAGCGTTTTTATCAAATGCTTTAAATTGAACATTTATGGCAGATATGTCTTTAGCCAATAATTTGATCTCAGACCTCAGCGGGCCAAAATCACCATCATATCTAAAGGTAGACGATATATCTGCCATTATGCTCTATAGACCTCATAATCCATTCCCATATCTAATGGAATTCCATGCTCTATTGCCCCAGCATCATTTTCATTAGCGCCAAGTCTTCTTGCAACTCTTGCATAAATTTCCTCATGAGTCGTAACCTTTTCAGAATCAGAGTTGCCCTCTTCTTTTCCTAGGTCTATTCCCTGTAGAGATGCCATGAATTTATTGTGCCTATTCTCCCTTTCATAAAGTGCTTTCAATGTCGTGAATAGTTCAGGCATTGAAAGATTTTCTTCTAGCTCGTTATAATCTTTCCAGTGACCTAGAAGAAAAACCTCTGCTTCGCTCGCGGCGAGATCTAGCTCATCCCAAGTGCTTCCTGAGCCGCCGCTAGTAGATTTGGGTCGTTCAACTTAATCTCCGCTGCTACCTCAAGAATCTTGTACATTGTCTGTAGATCGATTACATCCTCAACAATGTCCTCTGGCTCAAGCAATCCGGGAGCTAGCTGCTTCATTGCAATTTTTGTGCAGTCAACAAGGACCTGAATAAACTCATCCTCTGTCTCTACATTTGAAGCCTTGGCCCACTCCTTCATAAGCTCTCTTAGTTTTTTAAGATTTAGTGGCTTTACTACAATTGTAGAGCCATCTAGGAGTTCAAGCTCTACTGTTTCATATACCTTTGTTGCCATGTTAATTCCTTTCGCTTTCCTTATATTATACATTAAAAACAATTATGGCAGAGAAAACTCTGCCATAATTGCAAAACAATATTAAGTTATATTATGCTATTGTGTAAATCCTGTCAATGATTCTTCCGTAAAGCGCACTTCCGTCTCTACCACCCTGTCCTTCATATGGTAGCATTCGGAAAGAAACGGGGAATACGGTCATTTCATCTCTTCTCACTGGAATTGCTGTTGCATCCATCTGAAATGTTCTGAATCCGATGTAGATTCTGTCGCATCTATCAGCTGTTGCAGTTGGTTGTGGACCTGCAGCAATAACACAAATTGATCTTTCAACTGGTGCATATCCAAGAGCTCCACCATTGATGTTGTAAACAGAAGCAATGTTGTTTCCATCCATTGATGCTGTGGTTGTTGTTACTCCAGCGAATGCTGATGCAGCAACTGCAATACCACCAGCGGAAGCTGTTGAAGCTGCAAGGTTTGCTACTGTTAGCTGTGCCAGTGTTGCTGAAGCAGTTAGGTTTGCTGTAGTAACCTTTGCTGAAGCAGGACCAACTGCAACATCTGTCTGGTCGGCGTTAAGAGCAACCAAAAGGTTCTCAAAAGAAGCCTCAGCAAAAGATGTAGCTGCTGTTACTCTCATAGATGTTCTGTAAAGTCTTGCAACATCAAGGAGCTGGTCAACCATTGCTTCGCCGTATGTTGGTTCAATTGTTACATTTGTACCTTCTGTTGTGTAACCAACGCTATTCCATGCAGTATCGTTAACATTGTCAGCGATCTGTAGTGTTGCTGAAGTTGAGATTGCTGTTGGAATCTGTGTTCTGAAGTTGTTGTTGGCTGTTACAAGGAATTGCCCTGCTCCAACAACGATATTCTTAGCCTCATTAGTTCTTGCCATTTATTTTTTCACCTCCATGAAATCTAAAATAATTTTATATAGCGTAGAAACGCTTCCTCACTTAAATTATACACTATTTTATTTAGTATACTCATAACATACCTTTAAGGTTGTTATATATTTGGGCTTATAACTTTCAATTCTTTTCTCATCTAAAATAAAATCATCTTGGTAGCAGTCAACCCATTTAAAGTTTATTGTTGATCTTGAATGATTGTTTATTTGCATTGCCGTATCATCCATATTTGATAAATTACTCATAATAAAATTCTTCAAATAGAATATTTGGGGAACTTCGCCAACTATTGTGTATGTTGCCTCTTCTCTATAAATTGCATAAAGGGTGTTAGCTTTTCTATTTTGATAAATAAAGTCATACAGGACATATGGTGTTGTTTTTGATTCTGGAGCCAAACTTTCAGTAATTGGATATATTGGTCTATATTTATATAGTCCAGTATTCCATACCGCAGATGATACTGCTGTTTCGCCAGCAACATTTCCTTTTGCTAAATCCCAAATATAATTATTTATTAATGTTATTGGAAGTTCTGTATAACTAGTCATTGATTAACTCTCCCGCCAAATTTGCAATTTTATTAGCAGATTGTTTTGCGTATTTGATTCCAGATCCAGTGGACATTGTAATCTTTTTGCCAGCAACTGCAGCTTCTCTTTTTAGTAAAAGGCTTATTTTTTTATTGAATCCTGAAGACATTAATACTTCACTTGCATTTGATTTCATATATTTATTAAATTGCTCTTCAAAGTTTCCAGCAACATTTCCTCCGGGATTTTTAATTTTAATTTCAGATTTTGTGAATACAGTTTCACTTCCAACATCAAATCTAAGAACATTGGAGTTTTTGGGTTTGATTGTTACCTGTCTGCCAGATTCCATTATCTCTGCTTTATTTTTAAAAACATACCCATTTTTATTTGGTATTGTTGAGTTTAAAAACTTATATTTTATGTTAACATTGCCAAATCCAGCACTTATATCTGCTTTAAATAATTTATACTTATTATCTCCAGCCATATCAAATTCATAAACATGTTGATATAGGTATCTATTTGTTCTTGCTAAGCTGGCATAATACTCTTCAAAATATTTAACAAGAGTTTTACCAGCAGCTAAATTGATTTTAGAAACTATCTCTGGACTATTATGTAAATGATCCAATGTTTTAATTTGATATTGAGCCATATCTAATATTTTTTCTGGCATTTCTCCAGTGTTCATTTTCATCATTAATCTCATGATAACTTTTGAACCTCCTGTCTAAATAATGCCGTCTCGTATTCAAGCACTGATCCGTCAAAGTTGATTATTGGAGTACTTCCCCTTGGCTCAAATATTGTTGAGCCCTCGTATCCGCCAGAGCTTGACGGATCTTGAGATTCTAAAAATATATTACCATTATTATTTCTAATTTTAACAACTCTTCTGTCTGATGGTATAAGTTGGTTGCATCTTATTTTTATAACTCCATATAAAAAGTTTGTGTAGTCTTCAATATTTCCAACAAATGAATTATCTCTTAGTCCAGATTTTATATCAGTTTTTACAAGACATTCAACTGTTTTTTCAAACACATATGTTTTTGTTACCGCTCCAATATCATCTTGGCTTATTGTTGGCTTATATATATCCGCCTTCATCGTATAACTTATTGATGTTAGGCACACCATGTTATATAATCCTTGGATTAATTTTAAGACTTTTATATTTTTGTATAATGTGATCTGCCAAAATATTGCCAGAGCCATCTTGGAATCCATCGGCGTATTCTATAGTGTAGGAGTCATTTTGTAATTTCTTTATGTTTTTATTTCTAACTGCAATATCTCTACAGAACCTATCTTCAACCATCATAACTGTTGCCATTTCAATTTCTGATGGAACTATGTCCCAACCAAAAACACCCTTTACGGTATATCTAGTATTCTTTTTAAATAAATTTTCATATGTTATTAGATATACTCCGGTGTGTTCAAATACTCTGTCTCCAGTTCCAGTTATATAGTCTACAGAAATTGAATTACCTTCTGTGTTTCCTTCAGCACCGATAGCTCTGACAGAATATTTATCAACATCACTTTCTGAAACATAGCTTGCGCTGAATGGATCGGCTGATGATGTATAAACAAGAACATCCTCTTCATATATTTCATTAATAAATAAAATTCTTTTATCTAAATAAAGAACATCAGAATCTTCTCCATATGCAACAACTATTTTATTTTCTCTATAAAAATTTTCAAGAACCTCAGATTGAATATATGTTCTTACTCTTCTTTCTTCAGTAATTAATTTTCTATCACTTACCGGAGATGGAAATTCTATATCTTCTCTTAATTTATTTAATGTTGCAAAAGGCCTGCTGATTTCAAAAAAGTTAGTTTGTGTTGCGGATGAACTGACAAAGCTTGATGTTGTTATAATCTTTACTTTTCTATCGTAAGATGAGGAATCATCGTCTAATGTAAGATTAAAATATCCAGTGCTTCCAGAATAAACCGCCTGTCCTTGAAAAACATCTTGTAGGGTATCCATATCTGTAACAATACAGTTGACAGAAACAGGACTACCTGATATTGGAATCGGGATTATTGTGTTTTCTGTGTCAGACCTTAAAATTTCTTGCATGCAAGCAACAACTCCTTTAGTATATTTTACTATATAAATAATAATAAAGGGGTGGCATTGCTGCCACCCCTTTATTGTTGATAAGGATTATCAGCTCTTTACATAAGCAAATGCTGAAGCCTCTTCGATGTTTACGCCCATACGGACATAGACTGTGTACTCTACTGTGTCCTTCTTTGGCTTGAACTCGCGGTGTACAGTGATGTCTCTCTGGAATCCCCAAACGCGGTTGGTTGGGAATGTTAGGTCAACATAAGTGTCTGGGTACAATGGAACCTCAAGAACTGGGATTCCGAATACCTGATACTGAGCTCCTGCTGGTCCTCCAACTCTTGGACGACCACCATTGAGAACTTCGTTGGCGATTTCCTGAGTTGAGTTACCGATTCCTCCTGAGTATCCAACCTTTCTTAGATCTGAGAGTAGGGTCTGAATGTTCTTTGTAGAACCATAAACCTTAAGCTCATTTCTTCTTTGCTGGAACTTACGGGGGAGTGCGTTGTATAGTGCTTCAATTGCTAGAATTGCAGAACCTGCAGCTGTGCTTAGACCAGTTGCTGTGAAGTAAGTTGCAGATGCAATTCCAGTTGCTGCTCCAAAGTGATTGTCACCAGATGCAGATGAACCTACAAGCTGAACGAATCCGTCCAGTGTGTATGGGTATGTTGCTCCGGTGTAAACTCCAGCAGATGCTGCAACACCGTTAATTGCAATGTCCTCAAGGTCGTTACCGAACTGTACAGCCATTAGTCTTGCGATGTGATCTTCCAAACCAGCTCCCTCAATGTTATCCTCAAGGGCCTCTGTTGAAAGCTCGTAGTCAAGACGGAACTTGGTTGTTACAACCTCAACCTTGGTGAACTGTGCGTTACCCAAGTTGTCTGCATAGGGATAGTCTGGGCTTGTTGCTGCGGCAGTACCTGCCTTGAATACACCAATACCAGCCTGATTTGCCTTACGAACAACTCTTGATCCAACCTGAATCTTGTCAAGTTCCATTGTGTTTGCCTGCATGACAACTCTACGACCATCCTTTGCCAAAACCATCTGGTCAAAGATGTAGTCAATGAACTGACGACTCTGTGTTGGGAGTAGAGCACCACCAGCGTTAGCAGTTAGATCTGAACCACCATTTCCACCGTATGTTCCAGATGTACCAATTTCACCATTTAGACCAGTACGGATGGACTGAGTAATGTTACCGGGAGAACCCGCTGCCTTCTCTATTATTTCACTCATTTTTTGCTTTCACCTCTTTTCCTTTTTTATTTTAGTTGAAGATATTTTCTTTGCCGAGGAAGCGTCCACCCCAGATTGACTTTTCAGTCTCTAGGGCTTCTGGAAGAGCACCTTCAAACTCTCCAGACTTCTTTATGGCAGTATCATTTTCTACAGATTCTACTCTGTTAATGATTGCTACCAAACCTTTTTCCAACTCTTCATATTTTGCCTGAAGAGTTCCAACCTTATCATCAAAGGACTTAACCAGTCCCTCTACAACTGTGTTTACCTTTGACAAGGAATCGTTTGTTGAATCAAAACTCTTTGAGATTGATTCTCCGATGAATGACTTGATTTCATCCAAAGCCTTTGTAATTTCTACTTCTTCGGAGGCGTCTGCGGCATTCTCAGTCTCATCTTCTGGACTGAGAGACTTCTCAACAACATCGGAGGCTTCTTCAGTTGCCTCTTCTACCGTCTCCTCAATTTCGAATTCAACTTCTTCTGTCTCTACAGTTTCAGTTGTTTCTTCAGCCTTGGCGGTGTCAAGTTCTTCATGACTGTCTGTGTTTTCAGCCATTTCAACACCTCCTTCATTAGTGTTTGAATTTAAAGACTTTATGAGAATATCACTCACAATAGTCTTTTCTGCCAGAGCTGACTCTGACAAATCTATTTCTTTTTTTATACCAAAAAATCTAGAAAGAAACTTTTTCATTGTTTGGGAGCCCTTTCTATCTGACTTTGCAATCTGAACAGAGTATTCCCCCATGCTTTCTTCTACCCAGACATTTTTTGGTTCTTTTTGATTTACAAGCGATGAAACTTTAAGTTTTTTTGCTTCTGAAATATTTACAGCAGTAACTTTCTTCGACAAAGAATGTTTTCCATTTTCCAATTGCTTATATACACTAATTATAGCAACAGGATTTTCTTTGGTTGCTTTTATTATTTTCCCAGATTTATTGAATTTAAATGTTCCAGATTCTTTTATATCTGAAACCATTCCTTTTTCATATGAATCGCCATCTTTATAAATTACAAAATCTCCAGTCTTTGGCTTTCCAGCAACAGTTTTCCAAACTATCTTCTTTTTCTTTACCGTTTTTTGGGGAAGTCCACCCTTAACTCCTTGGACTGGTTTTTTAGCAGTAGCAGGCGGGGCAGTAACAACTTCCTTCTCAATTGTCATTGATTTTACAAGTGTAGACATTGCTTTTGAGATGCCTTCTTCATCTGTTTCATCTATCCATCCAATTTGTGATGTTGAGCATTTACAGAAAACACATTCATGTTTATCGCCTTCCGATAAGAAGGCTTTTTTGTCTGATTCACACCAAAAAACATTTTGAATGTTTGATTTATTGAAAATTCCGTCTGCTACGAACCTGCCATCATCAGTTTTTTGAATAGAAAAAATATTTGCAAGTTGATTTGCTGGCGTATCCACAAGTGAAAGTTCTGTAATTTCATAATCTTTTATAATTCTAACTGGAGCCTCATCTTCATCATCCATCATCATTTCAGTGTCTAGAGCTCTTCCGCCAATACTAAATCCAGTAAGTGTGCCATCTAAAACCATTTGCCAGATATTTTCTGCGCCTTTTGAAATGTAGGCATCAACAAAAACTCCGGTGTATGTTTTTTTAGTTTGAGGATCAAAAAAGTCATTTTGTCTAAAAGAAACAAGTTTTCCAGCAGGAATTGGCTGGTGCATCAATCTTACATTGCCGCGAAAATTTTCAAATGCTTTTAACGATGCTTCAATGAGAACTTTATCGCCTTGGCGGTCAACATTGTCAAGAGTGGCAAACCCACTTACTATTCTTTTCTCAACATCCACTTTTGAGACTGGCATTGAAAGTTTTATTGTTTCGTTATCATTCTCAAAATGGGCCTTAATTATAAAATCCATAGCTATATCATTATAATGCATTTTTGTTTATTATTAGGCTTGTTGCCTTCCCTCCCCTTTTGGAGAGCGTGGATTTCCATCTGAATCTGAAGCATTGGACTGTCTATTTTGATCCCTAAGTCTATTTCCAGTATTTTGTGTGTTTACCTCAGCCTTTTGCTGTGCATTTAATTCTACTGGCTCGTCTCCTGAATCAAGTGATGATAGGTTTAGTCTGTTTCTGACTTCATTAGGTACAATAACCTTCATTCTTAAATATCTCTCATCAATCTTTGATTGAGTTTCTTCATCAGTCATTGTAAGTTCATTGAACTGTAGTTTGAATGAATCTGTTTTCTCCGCGACAATCTGATTAATTCTTTTTTCTAGTGCATCCTGAGCTGGACGACAAACCTGCTCTTTAAATGTTCTATCATATTCTCTAGCTGCTGCTAAACTGACATTATCACTTGAACCAATTTTGGATGCTGGCATTCTGTGTGCCATTAGAATCTCTGCATTATTCATCTTCTTGTACTTCTCAAATGATGCGTCTTGAATATCTGTTTCAATCGGCTCCATCTTCATTTCAACTTTTTGAGTTTCTGTGTCTCCCGGAATTGGAATAATAACAGTTCTGTGGTTTGCCCCACGCAGATTTCCTTGGAAGAACTCAAATAATCTTTGTTCTGCTGCAGGAGACATTTTTGCTCCCTTTAGCCAGAAAATGTACCTTGGAGTTGCTTTGTTTTCAAAGTAGTCAAGGTTGAACTTGGCTGAGAGTTCGTTTCCACTCATTGCCATTTGTGCTGGTACAATTGCAGGAATTCCGTAGTATGTATTTGTGGGTGTGTAATTCTTAATATGAATAATCTCATTTGGTCTTTCATCAATTCCGAATGGGTTTGTTTCTTTTCCTTGGAAATTTCTAAAGAAGACGGCTCTGCCCTGAACAATCTGAACAAATCCATCTCTTAGTCTTCTTACACGCATTGTTGAAGATGGAATGTGTCCAATATATCCAATCTCTCCAGTTGTCTTTCTTCCAATTTCGATATACCCGTTTCCAGTTGCCTCAGCATCAATAAATACCTTCATCAGTGTTGAGGTAAGAGTATCATCGTCATTTCTTGATTCGAGCCAGTCTAATACTTCTTCCTTTTGTCTTGCAAGCTTCTTTCTTGCACGAGAAAGCATTTCTGCATCATCAAGATCTTCAAGCTTTTGCTTAACAATTAGTGTTGGAACAAGGTCATATCCTAATCCAACAATATTAGCTGCTTTGGCATTAATTGCTGCATAGTTTGGCGCAGAAGTTTCATAAATCTTTGATAGTTGATATAGATTATATGGTGGCTCTACACAGTCAAAGAGTCCGTATCCGGCCCTCATTAAGACAATTTGTTTCGTCTTTGCTTGATCTCCAGAATATTCATTATTATCTGCAATCATCGGTCTGCCGTATCTATCATACTGTGTTACGGTAGTTGTGCTGTTACTAATTTGCATTGTTGTTGTAGAAACAGCTTTCTCAATTTTTCTTTTAGCAGATCTTTTAAAGTTTGTACTTAGCCCACCAAGTGTTAAAATTTCATTATACGACTTTGAAAACTCGTCTTTAAATTGTGGCACAGGGCTTTCTAATGCAGAGCCAATGCTAATATTATTGATTGTGTTGTCGTCTTGCTCTAGCGGCATCCTGCCACGCTCCTAAATCTCCTAATGGAAGAAGACCATTATTAATTCTATCTAGGTCCTCTTGATATTCTTCTTCTGTTGCCCTTCCGACACCCGCCAAAAAGACTGGTTCCCCTTCTGGTTGACCATAGTACTCTGCAGCTTTTCTAATTGTAGCCATCTTAGAAAAGTCATATCTCGTTGATGGAATGTTTAACACATTGCCATTTTCATCCATAAATAGCTTCCCTGTGGGCAATCTCCAAGCATAAAGACCATAATCTGCCTTGTTCTCTACCACAGTAAGCTTACTATTTTGCATGTCCATACACCAATGATACCATTTTTTGATTATCTATTATCTAGAAATATATTTAACTTTATATCTATCTTCAAAAATATTAAGTTTAAGGTTTCCAGATATTCTGTCAACTGAGCAGTATATGTCTGCATATTGCTGTCCTTCTGAAACAAAGAATAATTTTTTGTCGTCAAGCGCCACCTTTGTTGATGAAGGATAAACAACGCTTCCACTAGAAACTGAAACTGTATAGATTCCAGCTGTTGAAGCATCTCCACTTGTAAGTTTTATTTGTGTTCCTGCTGCTACTGAAGATGATAGGAATATTAGGTCTGTGATAATACTTGAAGATAAGTAAACATTTTGACTTGATCCTAGCGTTCCCAAATCAAGATATGGAGCGTAATATGATGAGACATATGAACCACTAAGAGATGGGTATGACGGAATAGTTATTGACCAAGATTTTGGCGGACTTGCTTTTACAGAGTTTAACATTTTATTGTAATTTTCTACATCAGAACTGGTTGTTAAGTCTATTGCTAAAAATTTCTGTGTATTTGTTTGAGTGAATCCTGAGATATTAAATGAATAAGACTCTTGATTGGTATCACCATCATAGACGAGAACCTTATCGCCATTTTGTAAACGATACCCATCGATAAACTGATCGCTAAATGCTGTATATGATGCATTTACAGACACTGAGGATGTTTTTAAAGCTTTCACATAATTAACAGATCCGGACTTGTTTTCTCCAGTAAACAGTTGAATTTTATCAGATAGTGCTATAGCAGATGCAGAAATTTCTTTGTCCATAAAAGCAATTGAAACTCTTGAGGACGATGTAGATCCATATGTTTTTGTTAGGTCGTATGTGGCACTTGCACCATCTTTAATTATATTTACTGGATACGCATAACCAGAAACTTGCAAATCGTACAAGCTTTTGAAATCTTTATCTGCCATTGTCTTTCCAATAAATAAGAGTTCGTCAACGAAATACGGTATTGCGCTTGATGATTTTGATCCAATTGTTAGAACAGATCCAGATGAGTTGCTTATTGCATTTGTAAGCACTATTCCTACAGAAACCCATCTATCCTTATAGAATGCAACGCTTCCAGATGTTGGAGTTAGACTCGCTCCATTTATATATATTTTACTTACAAACGATGTGTTTATATTTATTGATGCACCAGAATTTGTTATTGTTAGCAGCGGCGAATTACCTATTGAAAATACTGGAGCTTGTGTTAATCCAGCAATTGTTGATGGGGCATAAATGTATGATGATATTGCTGTTGTGCTTGATGTGCTAAAGGATAATGGTATTTCTGCATAATTTCCACTGCCCGATAATAATAATCCAGAATCTTCAATTGAATTATTTATAAATGGAGTTAATTTTGCTGGTGGCAACATTCCTAGACCATTATTATTTTTATTAAATAAAGAAATGTTTGGTGTTCCAGTATTCACAACCAACGATGATGATTGCAATCCATAAAATTTAAAATATGAAAGATGTGGTAAATATGTGTCTACATCATCTGTATTGAAAATAATATCAAACGATATTGCCGAGGAAGAAATAGCTGAAAGTTCAGAGTATGACGCGGGATAAACAATGCATTGTGATGATGAGAATATTCTAACGCTTGATGTTAAAACTCCGCTAATGTATGAATTTATTTGTATTTTTATGGCTGAAGATGATGTAGAAATATTATCTTGGTCTGGAAATGAAAAATCTAATCTATTATTATAGATATAATATCCATCAGATTCTAATTTTGCTATTGATGCTAATTGTATTTTTTCAGTTGAAAGTTTTTCATTATACATTCCATATGCCATCTTTCCGGTTGATGGCTGATATTGCATTAAATGATATGGAAGTGTATCGTCATTGTTTGTGTATGCATATGGCAAACCAAATTTTATTGACTTTACATAGCCAAGGTATGAATTATCTCCTGCAATAGATGAGTATGCAACACCTCCAGTATCAGTTTGCGACCCAATTCTAAGTGAGTTTGTTGAGGAAATCCAAGAATAATTTGAATCGGCTCCAATTCCAAATGAGTATGAGCTTGTTACTGTTGGCGGGTTTCCAGTTTTTTGATATAAATATATCCCTTCTGAGTATTTTGCTATTCCAACAACAAAAGCTTCTCCAGCAGATATGCTTGCAGAAAAATATCCAGACGCTGCAGCATTGCCTCCCCAATCAGAGATAACATATTTTGTTACATTTTTTGATGCGGTTGCTCTTTCTTGGTATATCCAAACATTAGAAAGAGAATTTGTTGAATATAAATAATAAAGTGTTGCAGATGATCCTGCAGCAAATATAGAGCTTGCTGTTATCGTTGACTCTATCCAAAAACTATTAGTTGAATCAAGTGAATACTTTGATATTGGTGATATCTGAACTATATTGCCTTTTTGTAATATCGCACCGCTTGATGTTCCGGAATTTAAGGTAAATGTTCCAGTTGCTTTTCTTAAAAACTCAGTATTGTAATTTTTATTTTGCGATGATAGAAATATTGAATTTGATGTTGGATTTATTTTTAATCCGTTTGTGGCAGTGATTGCACCTGCATCGAACAATGCCGACCATTGCTCATATGAATTTGCATTTAATGGTGTGTTTTTTACCTGATAATATGTTATCTTGTCACTTTGCAAATTCATTGAATAAGAAAAGGCACTTAAATCTTTATAGTATTCGCTTGGAATTGAATAGCCCTGCCCCTTAATATAATGTTGATATATTGTAGTGTCCGACAAGACATAATCATATATTGATATGCAAGATATTTCCATGCTTGAATATGAACTTCCAAAAACAATATAATCATCATTTACATTGTATGTGGGAAGGCTTGGTGGAGTTGTGAATGATTGTGATACTTTTATTCCATTGCATATCAAAAACATCGCACCTTTTGTTGTTCCAGCAACAATATGAAGCGGCTGATTAAATTTATCTATTGGTAAAGATAATGTTTTTTGATCTTTAAGATTTATATTATCTCCACCATATGTAAAAATTATATGTTGGTCCTTCATGGAAATTCCGCTTGGAATTCCTGAAGTATTGAAGCCATACCAATCTCTCATTATCCATTTTTCAGTTGATGATACATCTGATGGAGAAAGTCTAATCCAAAATTCTATTGATTGATCTTTGAATCTATTTCTTTCTGTAAGAAAAAGAAATCCGGGAACTTTAAGATAAAATGCAGATGCAGTTCCTCCAAAATAATTGCTTACATTATTTCCATTAACCAGTGGAACTTCATATGATGGCAGAGCATTTGATGTGCTAAATGTTTTAGAGTTATTCAAAACAGATGCAGACTGAGATGTATAAATTGAATATGCATCAAAGTATCCATTTGAAGACTTTTGATCTAATGGATATGTGACAAATGGAATGTCTTTTTGTATCAGATGCTTATAGGCCATAAACTATATTATACCTTAGTAATATCGCAGGCTCCAGCCACACATGCAAGCTCTTGGCTTCCAGTCGTATTGTCAGATGTTTCATAGTTCTGAAGCCAATTCCAATCTAAATCGGCTGGTGTCTCTGATAATAGTTTAGCATATTCTGATTCAGAAATCTCCTGATATGGAGCTTGCTGGTAAACATGGTCTGAATATGGCAGGAATGAAATTCCAGAAAGTTCATCGATGTGGTCATAAACCCAAGCACCTACTGCCATCCATTCATCCTCTCTTACTGAAATTGTAATTGACGGCTTGTGCTCTGTCCAGTAACGCTGGTATGCCAACCATAGCTCAAGGTGTTGAATTGCAGTAAGGTCTTCTCTTGTAAGGGCATCCTGTGGAGCCTTTATTGGGAATGTAAAAACAACTGTGTCGTTTGGCTTCATGACATCTGGCTCGCTCTTGATTCCCATATCCTTTAGGAAGTCTGTCACTGGATCTTTTACATCTGCGCGAATTGTTCTTGCGTAAAATTGACTGTGCCAAGTGTGCATTCCAGAAGAACAGTTGACCAATTGCGACACTGTTCCGGAAGGTTTTACGCAAGTAATTGCTGCTGCTGGTTTAATGTTCAGCTTATCTGCATATTCTTTGTTTATGGCGACAGCATGCTCTCTAAGTTCATCAAGCCATTGTGTTAACTTTTCGTACCCTTCTTTTCCGTTTAGAACGGAGTGTCCCAACTGACCTGTAAGCGAGACTCCAAGAAGTCTTTCCTCTTCACAGTTATTCTGCCACTGCTTTCTTAGATACTTGAATCTTGTAAATGTTGATTGGAATGTTCCAAGAATTGTTGCAAGCTCAACTTTCTTCTTTAGGTCTTCAAGGGTGTCTGTTTCTCTTACGACAACCTCTGTCAAGTTGCAAAATTCAAACGGTCTCAAAATAATTTCAGAGCACGGATTGGTTCCGAAATCAAAGCTCGCGTCTCTTCTTCCATTTTTTGCTGCGACTCTTTTAGCAGCATCTCTTGAGAAGATTCCTCTTTCTCCAGACTTTGAATCATACAAGGACTTCCACTCAGCCATGAATACTTCCATAGTTGGTTTTGTCTCATATGTCGCAGAGTTGTTTGCAAGTGCTCTTTGACCATTGTACTCCCACCAAGAACCAGCTTTGGCTGCTGCCATATTTCTATCCTCAAGATCTGACAAAGAAATCATGGCGCTTCTACGAACACCACCAACAACAACAACTTCTGCAATCTTACACATAATGTCATGTGCCTCAATCGGGGTAATCTTTCTTCCAGCAGCATTGCGAATTGTTGAAATTGTAAACTTGAAAAGTCTGTTTAATGGCTCTGGGCCTGAAGCGCGACCTCCGAAAGTCTTAAGTCTTGCGCCTGCAGGACGCACTCTAGTCAAATCCCAATCTGGGATCTGACCTTGATAAAGGAGGGCAATGAGCTCTCTTAGAGCCTTTGCCCAGCCAGCTTTGGAATCCTCAACAACAATGGTGGTATCGCTCTTCTCAAAGTGCTCGTTTACAACTGGAAGTTGATTTACATACTTTGACTCTACAGAGTACCCCACGCCTGTTCCACACATCAGAATATACATGGCCTCGTCAAACGAGCGCAGGGAGTCTACTGGCAAATATGAACAGTTATAAATGCAAGTGTTATCTCTTTCAAGTGCTGGTCCTGCTGTCATTAGCGCTCTCATTGAAGGCATAACATTGGTGTGTAAAATAGCACTTTCAATGTCGGACTTTATATTAGTCGGAACAGAATAATTGTTGTATTTTTCCAGTGCGTCAAAAATGTAATCTGTGAATCTAGAAACAGTCTCGTGCCAATCCTCCCTACGGTTTTCTTCCTCAATCCATCGTGCATATCTGGTCTTGTGAATAACCTGCTGGTAGGCAGTTGGTAATGAAACTGTCATAAAAATCTTCTCCATCTTTTAGTAAAGTTAAATAATGCCACCAAAAGGTGGCGTTGGTATATTCTATCAAATTATCTGTTAGTGGTCAAATTGTGGTAAGATACCTCCATGATAACAATACAAGAAATACATGCGTATCAAAATCTAGTTGAATCTGGTGATGTGAAGCCAGTTATTTGCATATCAAACAAGGATCATGGGAAGATGATTCCTTGGATAAATGAAGATAAGCCCTGTTTTAAATGTTTAGCTTGTGAAACAAAAGTTTATCCAAGTATTAAAATCACTGAAGCAATTAAAAAATATTCAACTAAATGATTTCGTCTTCTAGTTGAAGAACTCTTTTCTCAATCCTACCTATTTGATCTTTGATAGATGTTCCATGATTTGGAGTAACTTCTTTTTCAACACTATCGATTCTCAGGCATAGGTAGCCAAGATTTTCTTCTATATTTTTAATTCTTTCAGCAACTCCGGGAACTTTGTCAAATCCCGGTCTCTCTTCAATTCCAAAATAATCGTCAAGGAAGTGTATTATTCTTTTCACTATCTTGAATATTTTTCTCAAGAAAATAGAAGCGGTGGTTGCAGCACCAATAATTGTGATAATTGTCATTAACCAGCCAGTATTATTCACGCCACAACCACCAATTCTATTACTCTGCTGAGTTCCTTCCATAGCGAGTGTCATTGGGGTCTAGCATTCCATAGCCAAGTGTAATTACTGCTGCAATACCTGAGCTTGCAATTGCCTTCCAGCCCTCGCCATCAATCTCAAAAACATTCTGACCAAGAGCAATGTACTGAGCAAGTGCTGTAGCACCAAATGTCTTGAGCAGGGTCTTTAGAGCTGCTTTTGTCTTTTTGTTTAGCATAGTGTATAATCTCCTTCTATATTTATAATATATATAATATATATAAATTTTAAATATTATTTATATTTATTATTATTTATATATAAATAATAATAAATAAATTATACACGAAAGGTTTTTATCTTGATTAAAGTTCTTGACAATGGTTATGTAAAATTGATTAACAATATGGGTTCTGACATTGATGTTGTTAATGCTGCTAGAGCTTCTTTTGAAAAAGAAGTTTCTGAAATGTCAGAGGGTGATGATAAACTATTACGATTCCTGATTGAACATAAACATGATTCAACTTTGAGGCACTGCACTATGACTTTTGAAGTCTACGCACCGTTGATGGTCGCTCGCCAATGGTATAAGCATGCGGTAGCAAGCACACACTTGGACGACCAGATGGGCTGGAACGAGTCAAGTCGCAGGTATATAACCGAAAATGAGGTCTTTTATATTCCCGAGCCAGAGCAATGGCGTTCCATGCCGGAAAATAAGAAGCAAGGCTCTGGTGGTCCGGTTTCGCCAGAAGTCGGCAACAAGTTTGAGGAATTGATGAATCGCACGGTGGAACTAGGGCTTGCGAATTACAGAGAAGCACTTTCGGCAAATATAGCCCCAGAACAGGCAAGGCTACTATTGCCTGCATACTCTATGTATGTTCGCTGGCGTTGGACAACATCTTTGAACTCCGTTCTTCACTTTCTTTCTTTGAGATTGAAGAATGATTCCCAATTTGAAATCCGGGAATACGCAAAGGCCATCTTGACTCAAATTGAGGATATATATCCAAGATCTATCGAACATTGGATGAATACCCGTGTCTGAGTCAAATGAAAACACCCCCGAAATTTTGAACATGGATGAAAATCTAGGCGCTCTTCTTTACATTATGCTTGGAAGAGTGTATGATATGCTCGTGATTATCGCAGATAGTCAAGGAAAGGGTGAAGACGCAGCGAAGCTGATGAAACTTCACCAAGAGGGACAACTTATGTGTCCCCCGCCAAGTTTGGCTTTCGACAACGAATAGGAGAAAAAATTGACTTGCATTGTTGCTGTAACAGATGGTAAAACCGTTCATATGGCTGCCGATAGAGGTGCTAGCGATGGACATGTGATTTTGAAGCTAGCAAAGCCTAAGATTCATAAAAATGGAGAATATCTCATCGGATATGCTGGATCTATGTCTGGTGGACAGCTTTTGCAATCAATCGCCCTTCCCGCCATTCCTAAGAAGGAACTTCACTCATTCATGCGTACAGGCTTTTTAAAGGCCCTTAGAGACGCGATTGAAAATTATGGTATTGGAACATCAGAAGCAGATGAATCTGTCATCCTCGTGGCTTGTAGGGGTCGTATATTCGAAATTAGCCCTAGTGATTGGAGTGTTGCAGAATGGAGATCAACTGCCATCGGTTCTGGAGCACCTGTGGCTCTTGGAGCCATGTATGTCATGGAGTCAAATGGAGTTGAAGATTACAAAACCATTGTTACCACCGCCGTTGAAGCTGCCTGCGAATTGTCTCCAACTTGCAAATTGCCCATCGATTACGAGACAATTTAAAACACCCACACAAATAGTACCTATTTTAGAAAAATGTGAATAATATTTTTTCTTGTACGATACACGATTTCTGGCAAAAAATCCCTTAATAAATAGTGAGCACATACGGCGTGTCGCCTTTGCGATGTCGTACCCCTATGCTAGTGTTCTACCTATCAGCAAGGACAACCGAAAGGAAATGAAATGCTCTCCATCGCCACCTACGCCGCCGTCCTCTCCCGCATGGTCGGTGAGGGTACTTTCGACCTGACGGCTGATGAGGCTCAGGCTCTCATCGCCGCCGCCGTCAACGACAAGGCGTACCTCTAACGACTAAGGTGGGGGCGAAAGCCCCCACCGATGTCAGACCCTTGTGCTAGTATCTGACTAAGAACCGAATGAAAGGCTACAAAATGAACGCAAAGACTATCGCCACCTACCGCGCCAAGTGCGAGGCTCAGGGTTTCGATTGGGCAGACTACTGCGACTGTGACGAGTGGACACTCTCAATGCTGTTTGACACTTGGGAAGAAGACGAAAGCGAGGACTACCTCTGATGAGTGACCGTAACGAAATGTTTGACCACTTTCTAGATGAGTGCTACCCAACTGTAAACATTGTGGGGATTGACTTCTACCCTGCCGACATTCTGTTTGAGTGTGACCCGATTGCGTATCGCGTTGCGATGAATGATTGGTTTGACGCGCAATGCTCTGACGGCATTCACAACTCAATCAGCGAAGGCTACAGCGTTTGCGATTGGTGCGGTGAGGATGTGCGCGATGAGGATGGTGACGAATGACCACACTATTTATTCTCGCCATCATCCTGTTTGCTTCTGCGATGTTCGTGCCTTAAATCCCTTGTAAATAAAGGGTTTTTCGCACCCTCAAATTTCCCTTATTCCATAAGGGTTTTTTGGGGGTCGCGGAGCGCCCCCGGACAAATCCGACATTTAAGACAGTTACGAATGTGACGCAGTTCACAGAAAATTCTAAATTCGGACATTCAGGACATACATTTATGCATTCGGAGTGCATAAAAAATCCCTTACGGAATAAGGGTTTTTCAGCTGTCTATGCATAGGTATGCATAAGAAATACCTACCCCGCTGTGAAGTGTGTCAGGGGGGTATGCTAAGATGGGGGGTATCAACCAAACGAAAGGGCATCTAATGTCTACTGTGAACCTTGTCAAGTCCCGTACTGTTGGTGGTATCCGCTTCACCACCCCCGCCATCGGCATGGAAATCACCACGCCTAGCGGCGATTGGGGTATGGTGTATGAGGTCGCACCTCACACCACCAAAGATGGGCGCGAGTCGTATCGCTGTCGCATCGCCAAGTCTCACCGCCACGAGTCTCGTTGGGTGACTGTCTATTGGTTGCGCTGTGATGGTGAGCGTTACACCGTAATCTAATGTCGTACCCTTGTGGTACACTCACCCTAACCAACCAAACGAAAGGCAAACTAATGGCTAGTCTTGAATCTGTCGGCGCACTTGTTGACGCTATTCAGGCATCGGGCAGGACAACCGACAGGGGTTCCGCTTATGCCTACGCTATGGGTATGGTTTCATCATACCTTGACGATGCGCTTATTGAGCGCATGACCAACGACATGAAGGCAGGTGCGTGATGGGTGCGATGAAAGACCTTGTGAATGCAGGGTGCTACTACTGTGGCGAGGACAACCCAACCGAACTGCGTAACTATGGCGAGATTGTTGCTATCTGCGAAAACTGTGCAACACTTGAGAGTGGGGAGTGTGTCTGATGTTTTTATTCTATGCGCTTGTTTCTGTTGGTGCTGTGTTGTGGTTTGTTGATTTCATCGGTTGGGTGAATAAGCAAATCGAACCCGAGAAATCCCTTATTCCATAAGGGTTTTTTCGACCCCCGAAAATCCCTTTGTTTATAAGGGTTTTTCGCCCCTGCGGGGCGCCCCCGGACAATTCGGACATTTAAGTCTGTGATACGAATCACACAGAAACTCTCAGGAAACTCTAAAGATTCATCGGCGTGTCGCGTAGGTAATGTCAGTACCTTGTGCTAAGATGAGGGCATCACCGAATGAAAGGGCAACTAATGACCACTCTCAAACTTCCGACCTCTTGGAACTACAGCACTTCTATGTACCGCAAGTGGACTTGTAAGGACTGTGGCTTCTCCATTGAGGGTTCCACCTCTTACCGCCTGTTCCGAAAGGCTTGGGACGCTAACCACCTCACCAAACACAATGCGAATGCCTGACCTTTGTCAGACCCTTGTGCTAAGATGTACCCATCACCCAAACGAAAGGCAAACTAATGACCGAGCCAATGTATGACGCCCACTCTTTGGACTTCTGTAACTACTGTGGTGACCCTGCCACCGAAAGCCGTATTGACTACGCAGTATGCGAATACTGCGCGACTTTGGAAAGTGGTGAGTGCTGATGAAGGTTTCGCCTTGGGTCAAGTGTCCCGACTGCGGTAAACTTCATATCGCCGTGAGTTTCAAGTTTGTTTGTCAATGCGGAAAAGAGTTAGGGGTAAAGTGATGGACGGAATCATCTATGCGCTTTGTATCATCGGATTCGCTAGTGCTATCTGCTCCTTGGGCGTAGTGCTTAGCGATCAGTGGGAGAAGCGCCAAAACCCTTTAGAATAAAGGGAAATCTAGAACCCTAGAAAACCCTTTGTTTGTAAGGGTTTTTAGCCCCTGCGGGGCGCCCCGCCGAGATCACTTTGTCAAGCCTTACGAGTGTGATAAGAGCCACAAAGAAATCTCACAGGCATTCGGCGTGTCGCGGCGTGAATGTCAGACCCTTGTGCTAGGCTTACTCTTGTAAGCGAAACGAAAGGACACGCAATGAGCGCGATGAAGGCAGTCTACACCCAGCTCCAAATCTGGGGCATCAACCCCGAAACCGCAACCGATGAGGACATCAGCGCGGCATTCAATGTGTGCTTCACCCTTGACTATGAGAACGGGGGTTGGGCATAGGGTGTCAGACCCCTATGCTATGCTCTCCTCATACCCGATGAAAGGACAACTAATGAAACTTCAGACTTGGACTTGCGCGAATGGTTGCGGCGAGTGGACTACCGAAGTCCCCGAATGCTTCCAATACAACGGCGCAGAAGTGTTGTGCGTCTTCTGCCTCGTCAAGCAGAATAGTCACAAGGTGTTTGAGGCGCTTGCTGAAGAGGCTCCCATTGTTGCCGCCTATCAGCCCGCGCCATTTGCACCTATCCAATACATCAGGGCGAGTTAGTCACTCGCCCGATGTCAGACCCCTGTGGTAGCATTCACTCAAACGAAAGGACAACTAATGACCAAGGACGAAATCCTAGACCTACTGCGTACTCGCGCAGAAAACTGCGCCATTGTGCGCGATAACTACACGATGACTGACGACTGCTTCTCGCACTCGCGTCATTGGGAAATCCAACGCTTGACCCTGCTTGACATCATCGCCTACATCGAACACAACTCTAACTGAAAGGTACAGCAAATGGAAATCCACCTCTTCTCGCAACAGGTCAAAGGTCTGATGATTGCTGGCACAGACTTTGACTTCTACCTGTCCACCCGCGCTCTTATCATCATCGGTGCGCTTGCCCTCGCCGTTGGTGTGTTGCGCCGTATCAAGAAGGTGCGTGGTCTCTGATGATGACACGCAAGGACTACATCGCAACCGCTTCCATCTTGGAAAGTGTGAAAGATGAAATGCCAAAGCATATTCACTTCACGCTCGTTGATATGTTCGCGGAGATGATGGAGAAGGACAATCCGCGCTTTGACGCAAAGCGTTTCTTTGAGGCAAGCGGAATGCCCTTGTAAATAAAGGGGAAACTCGCATCCGCTACGGCGGGTGCGGGGCGCCCCGCCCAGAGGCGGGGCATTACTTACGATTGTCAGACCCTCATGGTATGTTCTACCTACAACAACGAAAGGACTCCCCATGTACAAGGCAATCGCTGAGGAGAACTGCGGTCTCTGTCACGGCACAGGCACTTGGTTCTTTTCCATTGGTGAGAATGACTACGGCAAGGACATTTGCGAATGTGTACAGTTGGTCAGGGTTTCATTCATCACTATTCACGAGTAGGCCCCGCCGAAAGGGGGCGCCCCGCCGATCTTAGCCATTTACGGCCAATTACTTTATGACCCGGAAACTTCCAGATTCTGCGGCGTGTCGTTCAGGCGATGTCAGACCCCTGTGCTAAGGTTCTGCCTATGAACGCGCTCACAGCCCTCAAATCCCATTCCACCTCTATCCCTGACCACATCGCTGATACCTATGCTGAAATGGAGTACGCTATGCTCAATGCCAACCTTGTCGCCGTCACCCTCGCGTGTGACTTCTGCCCGAACACTTGGGAGATTGACGCGCCTGCCGACTACAAGCCCGCGCCCGATGCCGAGTTGATGTGCGAGGCTTGCGCTGACGAGTGGCAGTGGTTTGATGCGTCCGAGGACTCCTACCTTGATTCCTACTGGGAGTCTATGTACGAGTAATCTCTGCGTGGGGGCTTGACAAAGCCCCCACAAGGGGGCGCCCCGCCCAAAGGCGGGGC